TATGCCTTAAGTGAGTTTGACAAACAGAAACACGGTTTAGAGGCTACTGTAAAAATATGGAAACATTTCGCATTAATCTTTATCATTACGACTATTGTTCTAACAATTAGACTATTTTTATTGTGAAATGATGTTAAACAACCCACATTTTACACATAAGCAGTTGCGTATGTCATAATATAATCTTATCTTTGCATTGTGAGATTAAGAGATGAAAAGTCAAACAAATAAAAAAGATAAGATTATGAAAGAAAGATTTTTAGAAAAGTTCATTATGATGGAGTTTGTGAAAGGCAATTTGGATTCACAGGAACAAGTCAATGATATGGTTTCTTTGATACAGAGAAAGTTGGGTGTATCAGTAGAGAATGCAGGAGAATTTTTAAGAAACGCAATCGGTATTAATGCTTAATAGAGAACGTCATGAAAGTATATGTAGCGAGAGATAAAGACGGTAGACTGTTTAAATATCCTTATTGGACTGGAATGTTAGCGACAGAAATACCGCATAAACATATGTGCGCTTATCCTTTTGACGGTAATCATTATATTCAAGGCAAAGATTATCAACCAAAGAAAGGAGAAGAAATAGATAAAGGTTTATACCCCGAAATCACCTATGAAAATTCACCTATTTTGGTTGAGCAGAATTAACAATAACAATTTGTTTTCTTCATATTATAGGGCTATGTTTGTAGCCCTAATTTCTAAAATCTAATAAAATGGCTCAAAAGTTGTCTGCCGGATTTATGGCAGAATTATTTAAACTTGTGTATATGGATTTGGGTATTACCAAGATGGTGGTAAATCATCTATCCTATCAGTTGATACCCAAAGAGTGGCCCGGTTTCAAATTCTTGCTAAAAGAGGCAACGGAAGTATTAAAGGAAAAAGATAAGGTTCCTTCTTTGGGGGTGGTGTCCCAAAAATACGCTGACAGTGATTTTGTGATTGAAGCGATAGATGCCGTGCAGTCAGCCGCTAAAGTAGACAAGGAAATTATTATAGACCAACTGGAAGCGTATATTAAAGACGTGGAATTCCAGCTACTTTCCAAAAAAGTACATGATTTGTACGAAGAAGGGAAGAAAGAAGATGCTATACGGGTAAACGCGGAAGAGAGCCAAAGAATTTTATCCCTATCATTAAGGCATGAGGCAGGCGGTTTTCAGAAAGTGTTCTCTGATTTTGACAAACGAATGAAGAGGAGACGGGAAGAAGAAGAGGGGGAGGTTCCATCACGCGTAATGTTCGGACTTGATAAGATAGACCAGATTTCAGAAGGCGGTGCCACAATGGAAGATACCGTGTTATGGATAATGCGTTCGGGTGTCGGTAAGTCTACTGTATTGAGATATCACGGTATGCAGGCAGCTTTTGACGGACACCCGGTCTTGCATATACAGTTGGAGGGCGGTGCGCGTGCGTGTCTGGAAAGATACGACCAGTTTTGGACCGGGCAAAAATACGGGAACATCAGAAAAGGTGTCATAGATGACAAGTTAGCCGAGAAAATAGAAAAGGCTTTTGAAAACATGAAATCCTATTCCAAGGACATAGATGTTTATTCTTTTGAAAAATTCGGGCAGGCTACTATGGTGGATATCCGTAACGTGATAGTTTCCTATTACAAGAAAAACGGTTATTATCCGCATGTATTGATATTGGATTCGTTAGACCTTGTGGCAACAGGAACAAATAGAGTTGTAGACAATAACCCTACATTCAAAAAAGAAAAATTACAGACATGTGCACAACTTTTGAAAAATTTATGTGTAGAGTTTAAAATGGTGGGATTTACGGCAGCACAAGCCGGAAATGTGCCGTTGGAAATATGGGACAATTCGGACAAAGTGATAGACAGAAGCTATACGGAAGGGGACAGGACACTTGTAAAGCCGTTTTCCTTTGTGTTTACAGGGAACCGGACAAGAGAGGAAAAGAAACAGAACATAATGCGTATCTATATGGATAAGGTACGCGATTATGATACGGTAAAAGATACCTTCCCTATTGTGACGGATTACGGCAGGGGACGTTTTTGTGACAAGGCGCTGACATCTGAATATTACGGAGGTGACAAGGGTTTCACGTCCTCTACATCTGGAAAGAAGACAAGGAAGAAAAAGGACGAAGACGGTGAAAAGCAAAATGATGTTAAAACAGAGGTGATTTAGACATAAGCACTTGCGTATGTCATAACATAATCTTATCTTTGTAATGTCTTCTTGAGGGAGACAAGAAAAAGAAGTCAAACAAATAAAGATAAGGTTATGTATAAGACAACTTTCATTTCATCAGAAAAATTTAACACAAGATGTTTAGGGTTGATAAAAACGAGGTAATATCCGAACTGAATTTGTCCGTGTTTGGGGCAAAGGGGTTCATGCAAGACCGGAACAAGGAATGCCCTTTTTGTAATAAAAAGGGGAAATGGGGAATAAAGTTTAATGATGCTGGAAATAACGGTGCGTTCCATTGTTTCAAATGCGGCATGAAGACCACCTTAAAAAAGTTCCTGGAGAAGATAGGAAGGAAGGACCTTATAAAGCAGGATTACGAAAACACCGTAAAAATGCAGAAATTAACACCTCTAATAGATGATGAAGAAGAGGAAACAACAGAGGAAATTAAGGAATGCACCCTTCCTAAAAAACTGGAATATATAGAAAAGGATGAATATTTGGATAAGAGGGGCTTTGTAAAAAGATATTATGAAGAATTCCGTCCGGCAGAAACAAAATTCTTTCTCGAAAGAAAGCTGCATGATAAGTTCATATTCCAGTTTACCATGAACGGCAAATTAGCCGCATGGCTGGCACGTTCAAAGAAAAGCAAGGAATGGCACGAGGAGAATTTGAAAAAGTTCAAGGAAGGCGCGGAAAAGCTTGTATTGAGGTACGAAAATTCGCGAGACGGATTCTCCCATGTGATAGGAGGGTATGACAATATAACAGGCGAGACGGACACGGTTATAATCGTGGAAGGGATGTTTGACTATATATCGGTTGACACGAAATTGCATCTCTATGAATCACCCGACATAAAGTGCGTGTTTACATTCGGTAACAACATGGGGTTAAGCCAGATAAGGCTATTGAGGGACAAACCAGGCATAAGGAACGTGATTTTGATGTACGACCCCGATAAGCCGGAAATGATTAAGACGGTATCAATGACCTTGCAAAGATATTTCAATGTGCAGATTGCCGAACTGCAAGACAAGAAGAAAGACCCTGGAGATGCGACACAAGAAGAACTCCTATGGGCGCTTGACAATATGACGGAACCGATTAATTATTATACAAGACATTTATAGTTCTGATTTTTTGCCATTTATCCTAATTTTTGTTAGATTTGAAGTCAAAAATAGGGACATGGAAAAATCACGGAAAATCAGTCTGGAGCAGTTTGTAATTAACTTGCAATTGGAGTATTTGAGTTGTAGATTACGCTCGATAGTTTACAACCGTATAGAAAGTGTCGAGCTTGTGAAGATATATAAGGACATAGCGGAGAAGAAGAAAGCAAAGATTCTGAACTTGAAACAAAGGTTCCGTCTTGGTACGATGTTTGACAGTGACAAGGCGTTTTCAGATTTTTATTTGAAAGAGTTTTTGCAGGAATACGGATTGCCGAACTTGCAATATTCGGAGAAAACGAAAAAGTCGGTTATGTTCTGGGATAGGTTTCACCTATTGAAACCGGGTACCGTAGTGATATACAAGGGGAAGGAATATAAAGTGAAGATAAATCATCCGAATGACGATAATGTAGTGATATGGATTAATGACGTGCCGGAACAGATACCTTATACCTATTTCAAAATGAGATGGTTAGAAAAAATTGATATGAAAGATTTGAAATAATAGAGATAATATTTGTTTATCTGAAAATTAAATTGTTATATTTGCATCATAATTAAAAAACAAAAGATATGGATTATTTCGAGTATGAAGAAAAGGCAGCTACCACAGCTTGCTATAACGAAAAAGTGGCTTTGTCCTATGTAACACTTGGTTTGTGTTCAGAGATGGGAGAAACCTATGAGAAAATCAATAACGAGGCAGAAACGGAAGAAATCTCTAAAGAAATTGGAGATATGTTTTGGTATCTCGCTATGATTCGCAAAGAGTGCAATCTCGATATTGAAGGCTGGGATTGGAAAGAAGCTTTGACAAATGCGGAAGGTGCAGGCGTGTTTGATTTGCCCGTGGAAGTCGGAAAGATTGCAGACCAGGTTAAAAAGTGGTTGCGTGACGATTGGAAAGAAGCCGAGCAGAATGTATTCCCGGAAGCAAGAAAGAAAGCTGTTTTGGAAGCCTGGAAAAACGCCTGGAAGGTTATAAACAGTATGATTAACCGCGTCGGTCTTGATACGGAAAAGATTGCCGAACAGAATATCGAAAAACTGTTTTCACGCAAACAGCGTGACAAAATTCATGGAGCAGGAGACAACAGATGAGAAATTTTGACAAAATATTAATGACCGGGGCGCAGGGTACAGGGAAAACAACCCTATTGAAAGCCTTGCAGAACGAACCGGAATTTGACAACTGGAAGTTTTACACGAATGTTGTCAGAACGATGGTTGAAGAAGAAGGGATAACCATTAATGAAGAAGGCACGTCCGAATCACAAAAGAAAATATTCGACAAATACACTCAAATAATGGAAGATGCCATGAAACAGCCTTCCATTAGCGACAGATGTATTATTGATGTGAATGCCTACACTTCATGGCTTTTTGATAATTGCAGCCCAAAAGACCCGGAATATAATAACCTGGCAGAAGAAGACTTTAAGGAGAAACGACAGATTGTAAAGCGAAAATATGAATTCCCTTTACTTGTCTATCTTCCTATCACATTCAGATTGCAAGGTGACAGTGTACGTTCGGAAGACGAGGAGTACCAGAAGGAAATAGACCGTAAAATAAAGCAGATTGTCGATAATTACGGAATACCCTACATTTCTGTTTCCGGTTCAACGGAAGAACGCGTACAGCAGATTAAGGATGCCGTATTTGGGAAAAAGGAAAAGTGATGGAAGTTTCTCTGTTGACTTTGAGAAATGTGGGCCGGAAGCTTGGAATGCAGAATGTTTCCGGATTCAGAAAAGAAGACCTTTTGCAGCAAGTTGTCGAAAGGCTGGAAGCAAAAGGAAAGACGCTTGAAGAATATGCAAAGGAAACTTCGATAAATACCCAAAAGGGATATGTCAAGAAAAAGTTCAACCTTTCACCTAAAGGAGAAAACCCGTACAAGAAAGGGAGTATATCATATAAGGTGTGGGAAGAACTCGCAAAGAATGACGGACGTTCATTCAGCCGGATTGCAAAAGAACTGGGAACGCATTACAACGTTGTTTCCGTTTGCTGTAGGAACCATTTTGACAAATCATAAACTTGCCGTTTTTATTTAGATTTGATTTTTCACGGGGAGTGTAAGTAAATACGCTTCACTCCCCTTTACACCCTAAAAATATGGATGAACTGTATAAAGATTTAATCAAATATTTGGAGGATAACTTTCTGTCTTTCAATGCTTTGGATAATTATATTATAGAGATTGACGGGCAAACATTCGAGTTGTTTGAACCTTTCCAATGGGACAAAGAGGATAACGGAATTTTCTTTGACGATTCGTTCCAGTGGGTAGGAGACAGAACGGAATGCGACAATTATGTCTTCCGCTTCGGTGATGTATGGTATTATCTTAAAAAGGGAGACGAGAATAAAGTAAAACTTAACCGATTGCAGTATATCGGGAAAGCGAATTTGTTTGACGAAAGCTTGAGATTTGACACCTATATAGGTGTGCACGGCAATTTTGAATTGATGAATGGAATGCACTCTTATTCCGATTGGGTAGAAAAAGCGAAATTTTTAGGAATAAAAGCGCTTGGTATATGCGAAAAGAATACGCTTGCATCAGCGTTCAAGTTTCAGAATGCGTGTCTAAAAAGTGATATAAGACCTATATTCGGTATGGAAGTTACTGTATATAACGAGCAGAAGGACGTGCGATATACAGTAAAGCTGATAGTCAAGGACAAGGAGGGATGGAATAACCTACTGAAAATAAATAAGATTCTGAATGTTGACGAAAAAGGTTTTATCACGGAAAAGGAATTGCAGGAAATGAAAGACGGATGTTTTCTACTACTTGACCCGAAAACATGTACGTTTGAAAATCTCCCCATATTGTCAAGAAAATGGAACGATACCTATTACCAGCTTGATACTGTGGAATACAAGAAGAATGACCGGGATAAAAAATATCTTGACAATCTGAAAAAGTTCGTGGGTGTGTATAAACCCGTGGCGGTATGTGACGCCTGGTATCTTGAAAGGCGGTGCGCCCCTATAAGAGAAAAGCTTAACAGATTGGCAAAGGTAGTGAATTATGAGAGTGACAACCAGTACATGAAGAACTATCAAGAGTATTACGAAGAACTGTCAAAACTGATATTGGACGAAGACAAGTTTTTCGGACTGTTTGAAGAAGCTTTGGTAAATCTTAATTACATATCGGTAAACTGTAATTATTTGCTGGAAACACAGGTAAGACACGCACCTAAATATGTAATGACGGAAGAGGAGAAAAAGAAATATGCTTCCAATACAGAAATGTTTGAATCGCTTGTCTTTGACGGACTGGCAGAACATCCAGAAATACTGGACAGATACAGCGAAGAGGAACTGACAGAAAGACTTAACACGGAAATATCCATCATAGAGGAAGGCGACGTAGTGGACTATTTTTTGATGTTGAGGGATATTATTAGATGGGGAAGGGATAATAACATTTTGGTCGGATTGGGCCGCGGAAGCAGCGCTGGAAGCCTCGTTTCTTATCTCCTTGGTATTGTCAATGTAAACCCGTTGGAATACGAACTCCTATTCAGTCGATTTTTGACAAAGGGTCGTTTAATTCGGCATGAAGAGGAAGAGATAATAACGATAAATGGAGAAAAGGAAATATCCGGGAATACCTTTATAAAGATTGTCCGGAATGACGAGGAAATGATAATTAGAGCCAAAGAGTTAAAAGAAGGTGACGAACTGATAAACGAGTAATGGTATGATAGTAAAAAATATTGAAATAAAGCGTCGGGCAAAGACCGTATTAGGGTCAATGCCCGATATCTGACCCCTTCGGGGGTAACGAGTTGACACAGATTTTCCCGGCAGAAGACGGGACGAGATAAAAGCTTACATGGAAGAACGGTTCGGCAAGGAGCAGGTTTGTTCGCTTGGCACCTATACTACCTTCCAATTAAAAGAGGCAATATCCGATATGGCGCGTGCAGACGGTATACCAGTACAGTTATACAGATGGTTTACCGCTTGTATTGGAGATGATAAAGAAAAGACGATAGAAGAGTTTTTCAAGACTGTATGTGGGAAAGAGGACCTAAAGAAGTTTGTCAAGGAACATACAGAAACGTTTAATGATATGATGGTTATTCTTGGTTCGCCTAAAAGCCAGTCAGTGCATGCGTGCGGAACCGTAGTGTTGCCGGACGGAAAAACGTCTTATGAATGGATGCCCGTACATACACAAAAAGGACTTGTGGTTACGGACTGGGAAGGTTCGGAAGTGGAAGAGGCAGGCTTCTTAAAGGAAGATGTTTTGGGGATTATCCAGTTGGACAAGTTCGAGGAAATGTTACGCTTGATAAAGGAAAATCACGGAATAGACGTTGACATATACAGCTTGCCTTTGGACGATAAACAAGTATTCGAGTATGCAGGCAAAGGATGGCTGGGCGATGTTTTCCAGCTTGGTTCAGCCGGATTATCTGGATATTGTGTAAAGATGAAACCGGAAAACATAAACGAACTGTCTGCATGTGTAGCCCTCTATAGACCCGGACCTATGGAAAACAATTTTCACAATGAATATATTTTGCGGAAGAACGGGGAAAAGGACTGGACGGAAGAAATGCCTATAGGTGGGGAAGAAGTGGTGGAGAACACTTATGGGCTGATGTTGTTCCAGGAACAAATTATGTTATTTTGTCAAAAATTAGCAGATTTTAACTTAGAGAAGTGTGATTCAGTTCGGAAAGTTTTAGGTAAAAAACTATTACAGAAAGCAAAGGAGTACGGGGATGATTTCGTGAACGGGTATGTAAAGAAGTACGGTTCTAAAGGAGTTACAAAAGAATATGCGGAAAATCTTTGGAAACAGATGGAGGAGTTTGCGAAATATTCGTTTAATAAGTGCTTGCATGGAGACGAGAAGATTTACCCTAATGAATTAACAATCAAAGAACTGTATGAAAAAGGAGTTGAGGACATTCCAGCAGTAACGATGGGAAAGTACGGTGAATTTATTCCTACCAAAGTAAGAGGAATAAGATATGCAGGGAAACGCTTCATCTATAAGATACAAACGAGCGACGGGGCAACAGTGAGATGTTCCGGAAACCATAAATTCCCTACACCGGAAGGATATAAATACGCTTTCCTTTTAAGAAAGGGAGATGTGCTGTATACCTATAAACACGGAATGAGGGTAAATGTGGAAGTCGTTTTTGCTTATGTGATGGATGCGGAACCGACCTATGATGTTGAGATAGACCATCCGGAACATAACTTTGTCACTGGGGAAGGTGTCGTAACATGTAACAGTCACTCCGTATGTTATGGTATGACCGCTTATATATGCCTATGGCTTAAAGTACATTATCCTATTGAGTATTGGAGTGCTACATTCTCGTTTGCGAAGGACGAAAAGATACCCTATTATGTAAACGAAATACAGCAGTCCGGTGAGATAAAGATACATCCGGTAGACATCAACAAGTCAGATGTAAATATCGTGTCCGATTACCGGACAAGCAGCATGTACTGGGCATTCAATGCAGTAAAGCAATGCGGAGAAAGGGCGCAGGAATATATATCGGAAGAGAAAAAGAAGAATGGTCCGTTTTTCTCCTTGGAGGAATTTATAGACCGATGTGTGATTAAAGGCAGTCCGGTAAATAAATCTGTCATTGAGAACTTGATATTTGCAGGCGCATTTGACGAATTAGAGAATATCCAGGAACCGAAAGACCGTTTGGCCCTTATTGAGATGTATCGAGAAAATAAACGAGTCAAAGTATTGGAGGATAAGGATTTACTTACCAATATTATGAAAGTTCGTAAAGAACGCAATAACTGGTGGTGGTTGTTACAACAAAAAAGAACGTCCGGTTTTGCATTTTTTGATTATTATGATTTGGTGAATGAATATCATATGCCTAAATTAGACGACGAAACGGAGTTCCAGGACGTGTCTCAGATAAAATTTTGGGACATAAATTCCAAGAAAACCCGTCGTGCCGTGATAGGCGGTTATGTAATTGAGATAATAGAGAGAAAAAGCAAGAAGGGTATATTTGCCACTATAGTATTGGAAAGTAATTATGAGTTTATAAATGTAACTATTTTTCCAGAGTTGTTTGAAGAATACGGAGAGTTTTTAAGGGGTAGTAAAAAGAACATTTTGTTGGTTAATGGCGTGATTGTGTGGGATAAGTTCAGAGGAGAATATATTTTGCAGGCGAATGTTAATTCATTGTTTACAGTATTGACGTAAAATATTTTTGATATGAAAATTATGGTAGAAATCGGTACCAAGACCGTTGTTTTGGTATCACCGGACAAGGACGAGGAGATAGAACTCGATGATGTTACGACAATCAATTACTCGAATCTTTATGGAGAGGCGGTAACGGTATCTGGATTGCTTAACAAGGTCGGTTTGATGAAAGTTGAATACGAAAAGAAAGCGAAGGAAGAGAAACTGTTTTGCGATGTGTTTGCAGCTAATTTAAGGAAGAAATTAAGACGAGAAGCGGCTACGAATGGAGGAAGAATAACGATTGATGGAGAATCTTTTAAGCTGACTGAAAAAGGGTTGGAGGATGCTATATTACTCAATGAACAGTATCAGAAAAATTTGATGAATCTTATTGAGATAGAATCGAAGAGAGACAAGTTAGACACCCTATTTTGGGCAGTACAAAGCAAGGACAAGAAACTTAACAATTTGTTACCAAAGATTGTACCGCAAGACTTTGAAAAAGAGCTTATTGAAGGAAAGATAAATACTTTTAAGATAGTAAAAACTGATTATTAATTTTTAAAAAATTTGTGTTATGGCTTTTGATAGAAGTAAGTACAAAAAAGCGAGTGTAGAATCAATTGATGAAACAGTAGGAAAAGCAGCCGCAACAATGGGCGGTGGTTTTGGACAAGGCGGCAGAGCCTCATTTTTTAATCTGAGCGAAGACGGAAGATATGTATTGCGCGTATTGCCGTCGTTGACAGGGAAACCCTATATGCCGAGAAAGACGGTTAAACTTCCTATCGAATGTGCGGTATATGATAAGGACGGGAAAGACACCGGAAAGAAGGAAATTAGACAAAAAGACGTCTTTACTTCTGATATCCACAGCAACCGGATGAACGGTGAGGATGCAGTATTGACCTATATCAGTCATGTGTATAACCTGGCAAACGATATCCAGGACAAGGACGAGCGCGCAAAATTCCTCTATCCTATCAGCGGTTATCGCAACAAGCAAAAACAATGGATATGGGGCATGAAAGCCATGCTTAACTATGTGGCTTATGTATGGGCAGAAAATGACGTGTACCGTCTTGATTTGCGCCCGGATTGGTGGAAGAAAATGAAGAACATTTCTATGGAACGTGCCGGAGGTTCGGATGATGGAATAATTAATCTTGACATTTTTTCTGACCCGGACGAAGGTTACCCGTTGATTGTTAACGTTACCACGGACGAAAACAAAAAGAAAAATTTCGACATTACTTGCGGAATGCCGGATGCTAATAAGCGCCAGACTTGGGACGATTTCTTTGCGAAAAACCGTGTATCAGACGAAGTGTTCGGTATTATGGAAGAACTCCCTACCCTGGATGATATGTATGTGGACGTATTTTCACGCAAAGACTGGGATATGCAGTTGGAAGGATTGGAAAGAATCGACGAGGAACAATCATACGGTATTTTCCAGGACGACGTATTCTTGAACAAACTCGAAGAACTTGACAAATTGGTTCCGGAAGAGGACGAAATCAAGGAAAAGAAAGCTCCTAAAAAAGCCCCCGAGACAAAGAAGGTGAAAACGGAGGAACCGAAAGAAGAGCCAACAAAGACGGAAAAAAAAGCAGGCGGTTATCCTACATTGATGAACCTCAAAAAGGAACTCCGTGCCTACATTGCCGATAACTACGAAGACAAGGAATTACCGGAAGAGTTGACTGTAGCAGAACTCCGTAAATGGTACGACATTGCACAGGAAGGTGGCGAACTGCCTTTTGAGGATTACGAAGAGCCGGAAGACGAAGAAAAAGGAACAGAAGAGACGAAACCGGAAGATACGGCAGTTGAAGAAAGGGAAGCATCAGCAAGCGTTCCTAATTCCATTGCATCACGGTTGAGAAACTTGAAAGCGAGAACTTCAAAATAAATCATACAAGGAAGGGTAATTTCTACCCTTCCATTATTCCTATTATTATGAAAAATCTTTACAGAATAATTCTCATTTCGGGGATGATAATATTACTCGTATTGTTATTTCTATCTATCAAGAAGGCAAGGGAAAACGAAAGGTTGCTATATGAAGTAGAATTTTATACTGATTCCTTAAACAGATACACGAAGATTTACAACTCTGAAAGTTTTTCCAGATTGAAAAAAGAAAACAAAGAGTTGTACAGCCGATTGAAGGAAAAAGAAGCACTTGTAGAAGCGGTGGAATTTGAATGGAAATACAAGTATGAAGGACTGGAAAGAGAGGTTTCCGAATTGAAGAAAACGGACAGCCTCTATACATTCAAGGAAGAAACCGATACGGTAGGATATGATTTGCAAGTATGGGCTACACACCTGGCAAAGTATAAGATTAACTTCAATTTAACCAACAAGTTTTTATTGACAAATCAGCGTATAGGAGACAGTAACCGTATGGAGATAACTTCCCAATTACCCGGAAAGATAGGCGATGTCACAATGTGGACGAAACCGGAGAAAAAGAAAAGATTCGGTTTAGGGTTGTCCGTAGGTGCCGGATATGGAGTATTCAATAAAGATTTTGATGTGTTTGTAGGATTGAGTGGAACGTATTTAATTTGGTAAGATTATGTTTGTACAGATAAACAATAAGAGGATAAAGATTACCTCTATCAGCAGATACAATGACGAGGGATATTCACAGTCAACTCAGAAGTTCAGAATCGCTTTGAAAATATCCAATGTCTGGGAAAGCTTCTATTTTGACAAGGAAGTAGAGAAAGATAATGTTTTGAAAAATCTTGACAATACATTAAAGGTAACTGCATTATGACCGGGAAAATGATAATAAGTACAGACTGGCATTTGAAGCCGTCCAATATCGAAGAAATAACGGAATTGCAAAGGCAGGAATTGAACGTAGCGAAAGACAATGGTATAACCAATCATGTGTGGCTTGGCGATATATTCGATTCCCGTATATCACAGAGACAGGACGTTTTAAATGCTTTTTCCTCTATCCTTGATATGTACGCGAGGATGGGACACACAGTATATTGTATTCCTGGAAACCACGATAAGAGTGACTATAGTTCGGACAGGTCGTTTCTGGATGCGTTCAAGTATCATAAAGGGTTCAGATTGATAACTGATTTGGACGCTTTCGAGATAGGTGGTGTAATATGCTATTTTATGCCGTTTTTCGACAATGCGATATGGTTAAAAGGGATGGGCGATGTGTTGAAGGAAAAGAATCATAAGACACATGTACTTTTTACGCATATCGCGTTCCAGGGAAGCAGGAACAATGACGGTAGCGAGGTGGAAAGCGATATAAAACCTTCTTTGTTTAAAAATTTTGGCATGGTCTTTTCTGGACATTATCACGATTTCCAGGAAATAGGTAAAAATATTGTACACCTTGGAAGCATCACACAGAACAATTTCGGAGAAGACGATAAAAAGGGGTTTTGGTTATTGGATGATGATTTTACATACGCGTTTATTCCGTCAACAGGGAAGCGATACAGAAAGGTTACTGTGAACCTGGAAAACACGACTTTCAAGCAAGCGGATAAGATTGTAAAAGATTTTCAGAAGAAAAACAAGGAAGATTTTGTGCGCGTGGAATTCGTAGGTACGAAAGATGCAATTTCCTCCATTGACAAGGAAGAGTATAGAAAGCTTGGTGTGGATGTCAAAGTTAAGTCCGTAGAACTGGAAACGGAAGAGGTGGAGACAGCAGAAGAAATCAAAGCTTTGTCCGGTTCCGATATTGCAGAAAAATTCAAGGGATTTTGCGAACAGAATGATTACTCCTATAATGAAGGAATGGAAATTTTAAAGGAGGTGTTATAATGGGATTGGAAGAATTATTTGGAAGAATAGAGAAACGTTTCGGAAAGGAAGCGGTAGTAGGCAACGATATAAAGGTAGATACCGTGTCTTCCGGCAGTATGGCATTTGACGAGATATTAGGAGGCGGTTTTGCGCTTGGAAGAATACACGAAACTTACGGAAATGCTTCGTCGGGTAAAACGTCTGCGGCATTACATTTAAGCGCATCCGTTCAAAAAACGCTTGGAAAAGCGGTTGGATATGTAGATACGGAGCAAGCACTTGACTTGGAATATGCAAAAGCGCTTGGAGTTGATTTAAGTCGGGACAAGTGGATAATGTCGCAGCCGGACAGTGCGGAGCAGGCGCTTGAAATTGTGCGTGAAATGTTGGAAGCACCGGAAATCGGATTGGTGGTATTGGATTCTGTTGCCGGACTGGTCCCGGAAGCTGTTTTGCAGGGTGAGGCAGGAGATGCAAAAATAGCGCTTGTAGCACGCCTTATGTCGCAGCAGCTAAGCATTTTAAAGAATGTATGCAAAAAGAATAATAACATACTTCTATGTATCAACCAGACAAGGCAGAAAATCGGAGGTATGGGGTTTGGACCAACAACAACCACGCCAGGAGGAGAAGCGCTTAAATTCTACGCTACCCAAAGAGCGGAATTTGCCCGTATAGGCACGGAAAAGACCGATGGAGTGGCAACCGCTAACAAGACACAAATAAAGGTTGTAAAGAATAAGATTGCACCCCCTTTCCGTGTATGCCAGGTAATGTTGGAATACGGTGTAGGATTCGACACGGTACAGGAGCTTATAGATATGTCTATAAGGGAGGGGATTTGTTCTAAAAAGGGTGCTTGGTTTTACTATGGCGAGACCCGGTTAGGACAGGGAATGGATAACGCTAAAAAAGCGTTGTCGGATAAGGATTTGTTTAATGAAATTAAAAATAAATTGACAGAGACGTTATGTACCCCGAAAGATTGATATTAAGAAATTTTTTGTCATTTGAAGAACTTGATTACACCTTTACAAAAGAAACTTTGGGTGTGACTGGGGAGAACCGGACAGAGGAAGACCAGCTAACGAACGGAGTGGGGAAGAGCACTATCGCACAAGGCTTGTTCTACGCGATATATGGCGTTAATCTAAGAGGAAAGGAAGACAAGAAACTGATACGTAAAGGTACGAAAGAAGCCTATACTAAAGTTGAAATATTTTGTCAAAAACGGAAAGAAACGCTGATAATTGAGCGTACAATTCCATTGAAAAGTTCTTCCAAAGTATCGCTGACCCTAAAGAAAGATGATGTGGAGACACCCGTAACGGTAGCCACTGTACTGGATGCGAATAAATACGTGATTAACTGGATTGAGATTACACCGGAAGATGCCAAGTCCTATTATATCGTAACCAAGGGTAATTATTCGTCTTTCTTCCGTTCGTCCAATACGGAGAAACTTGCCTTGATAAGTCGCTTTGTCAATTTCTCCAATATTGACAAGACAAAAGGCGTGATTTCCGAAAAAGTCGGAATATTGGAACAAGAATTGCACAAAGAAGAATGCTTGAAAAATGTTGCGGAAGGCAAGAAACAAGCCTATGAGGAACAGATACAGCAAGTGTTAAGCGAAGACCCGGAAGAAAAGAAAAAGGGTATTATAGGTGAGATTCTGTCAGAAATATATTCTTTACAAATTATTATTGAAGACCTTGTAAGGATGCGTATTCCCAAAGCGGAAAAGGATATCGAAGGCGTAGACAAGGATATCGAAGGGCTTATAAAGCTGAAAGAAGAAGTAAGTAAAGAACTTGAAAGCTTTGATATGGATGCTTACAAGGACACCTATAAAGAGATAGACACGGAAATAGCCGGACTAAAGAAAGACAAGTCAAACAAGGAAGAAAGGCGCAAGGATTATGCGCTGAAATTAGCTGATTATGAGAAGAAATTACAGAAGGTCGAAGTATTGCTTTCTGGTGTCATTGTGTGCCCTAATTGCAATCATAAGTTTTTTATGGATGCTGACAAGGATTTTGAGGAACTGGAGGCTGACAAAGAGGCTTATAAAACAGCCATTGATAAGAATACAGTAAAGAAAAACGAATATGAGACCTCTATAAACGAACTGGAAGACCTTATCTCCCAATACCAGGATGTAAGGAAAGAAACGGAAGAGGAAGAACGTAAACTGCGTGTCCGTCGTGGAAAAGTGGTTGACAAGATGATGGAGGTTGAAGACCGGATAAGGGAATTTGAACGTGAAAAGAAGGGGTATGAAAATTCCATTGTAAAGATGCGTTCAGAGGTTGAAACAAACCGTTCCCTTATTGAATCAAAGACCAGGTATATAGAGGAGCTGAAAAAGCAGAAAGCGGAAAGACCCTCTATTAAAGACCAGGAAAAGGCGGTAGAAAAACTTTCCAAGGACATAGAGGAAGGCAACAAAAAAATTCTTGACATAAAGAACGGTATTTTTAAGGTACAGCAATGGGATAGCCGATTCAAGGACTTTAAGATGTATTTGGCAATGGAGCAGATAAAGAATATCCAAAGCGCAGCCAACGATGTACTAAAGAAAATGAAAAGCGATTTGCGTCTGATGATTGAAGGTTTCAAACGGAACGCGAACGGAACGTTGAAAGAGGAGATAACTCCCTATGTTTTCCGTGATGAGATGGAAAGCTTTTTCTTTTATTCGGGTGGTGAACAAGCACGTGTAGAGGTAGCTCTTATCATTGCGATACAAAGCATGATTAACGCTACGAAACAATACGGGGGTATGGACTTTTTATTATTGGATGAGGTATTGGAAAGTAGCGATTCTTTAGGCATAGAAAATATAATTTCTTCTACGGAATTTTTGAAACAATCAATATTGATTGTTACTCATGTGCCAAAACTCAATGACGAGATAAAACAACTGAAAGTAATTAAAGAAAACGGGATATCAAGATTGGAGGTGTGAAATGAAAGTATTTATGGGATTTGACCCTGGTACAAAGGGGTTTGTATCAATGATTGCGGAAGACGGGTCTTTTATCAAGGCTGAACCTATCTTTAGGGATATTAAGGTAGTGGATATGATAGAGACGGCAAATAGGATGCTTGCTTTTGTCGAAGGGTACGAAGTCCGGCATGTCGTGATAGAGGATGTGCATGCACTGTATGGTTCTTCGGCAAAAGGAACATTTACGTTTGGTTATAATTCGTGCGTGCCGGAATTCTTTTGTGCAATTGCCGGATTACCCTATACAAAGATACCGCCTAAAAAATGGCAGTCGGACATGCACAAGGGTATAAAGATGGTAACAAAAAACGATGGTACCAAGACAGTAAAGGACGTAAAGAAAATGAGTATCGTGGCTGCACACCGTATTTTCCCGGATGTGAGTTTAAAAAGAACAAACAGAAGCCTAAAGGATGATGATAATTTTGCAGATTCCTTATTGATGGCTGAATATGGACGTAGACATTTTAAATAATAATATTATGGAAGAATATATAAGAAAAAGTTTTATAACGCCTAACGCAGCAATAAAGGCTGCTTGTATTAAGGCAGGAATGACAGAAGAAGATTATTATAATACATTGGGAGAATGCCGAATGTATGGTGATAATAAAGAGAAGAACAAAGAATATCAAAGGGAATTGTGCCGGAAGATATTCAGACCGACACCGGAAGAAGAGGAAGAAGATATCAACAGGTGGAAAGAAGACGGTGCAAAAGTTATGAGCTTCGAGGATTGTGTAACCTTGGTATTGGAAGGATTGCCAATTAAAACAAAGAAAGATGATATATTGGAAATGTGAAAACAAGGAATGCACGGAGTTCGGGAAGGAAATTATAGAGACGCGCCCGATGTTTAAGTACACCGACAAGGGAACCGTGCCTATTAATGTGCCTTACTGTAAGGTATGCGGAAAACAGATGGGATATAGGGAAGAATTGCCGGAAAGCGAAGGCGATATAAACGTGGCGTTCGCTTCTTTCGGTTCCCAGTCCAACGAAAACAAAGCCTCTATTCTCAAAGACAGATACAAGAAAGGTCTTGAAAAAGATGGTATTAATGAGGTTATTAAGGCTAAAAGGGATAAAATGACTAAGGACTTTTTCGGTGGGTGATATGTTAATCTTATGTTAAAATGGCATACGCAGTTGCTTATCTCATAACATAATCTTATCTTTGCATTGTGAGATTAAGAGATGAAAAGTCAAACAACAAAAAGATAAAGATTATGAAATCACTTGAAGAACTTAAGAACAGCATTTACGAGAAGATAAACGAAATTAGAGATTTCAATAATGATGATTCTAAAATGTTTAATGAAGATGGTAGTTACAACTACGATGAACTGGATGCTTTTCTTAAGAGACACAAGAAAAAGAACTATATGAAAGCCGCTTGCATGAGAATGATTAAAAATTATCTTGACAGATTGTATGACGGCTGGAAATTCTACGAGAAAGATTATTTGGTTTATGTAAATGACTTTAAAAGATTTGGATAATGAACGAATTAATAGAAAATATATGGACGCTTGTAGCTCTCACGGGCTACAAGTTTATAACAGTGAATTTTTTAGGAACATACAAGGTGTTCCTGGTGGAAAATTTTGCCACAAAAACAAGGGATAATCCGTTTAACGAGGCGCGCGGAGCGGTGGATATAACGGAAGATGTTAAGCACCTTACTTTCCAATTGTCCGAAATGAACCCTATCGGAATAGACACCCGGTTACAGGGAAGACCGAGAAAGGATTTTAAGTTCGGAAATGACGATTACATTTATTTTATTGCTAACAAGAAAAACGAATTTTGATATGGCAAGCGAAAGATTAACGATTAGTGAAAAAGATAGGATTGCAAAAAGTATAATCAAGCCTATTGTAGAACAATCAAGAAAAGAATTTGAAGATTTTGGAAGATTTGCCGACGAATTTTTCAAGAAAAATTTACCAAAAGATGTTATTGAATTTATGGATAAATACCCTAATACAGTAAAAACCAAAGAATGTATTTATCTGGTAAGTTTTACACGCGAACGAATATACAATATAGTGAGTTATGTTGAAGTCAATTATTTTGCACATTCGTTTATAACTGATGCAAAATTTGAAGAATTGAAAAATTCGACGGAAGCAAAACTTTTTGTCAATAGAATGATTGAGTTGGACAGGAAAGCATCTAATATCAAAAACCGGACAAAATGCGCACTTGAAAATATCAATACAACAAAAAAATTGAAAGATAATTTCCCAGAAGCGTATGTTATTCTCACGGAAACTTCTAAAGAAGATGTTAAGAGGAATGAATGTGACAATATAGAAAAATTGCGTGCAGAACTTTCAAAATTATAAAGAGTATGGTTAAGTCGAATTTAGACCCTAAAGTATTGGAGGGAAAGATAAAAGAATATAACAATGCCTATCGTAGAGGCGAATCGGAAATAACGGATGCGGAATTTGACGCGCTGGTAGAACAACTGTATGAGGTCAACCCCAATGCAGATTGGTTCAAGAAAGGAGTCAATGACGAGGTTCCGGGAAGAAAAGAAACCCTTCCTATCCCCATGTATAGCCTGGAAAAGGTAAAAACTTATGACGAGATTGTAAGGTGGGTAAAGTCATGTGGACTGAAAAATGAAGACCGACTGATTATCACTCCTAAATTTGATGGAATTTCCTTATGTGTGGACGAGTACAACAAGAAGGCATGGACACGAGGAAATGGTGAGGTAGGACAGAATTGTACCCCTCATTTTGAACAGATGATTAACCACGGATTTAAGGATGCGAAAAGAACAGAAGGATATTATACTTTCGGAGAAGCTATTTTCCGTAATTCCACTTTCTTGACATTGAAGAAGCGGACAAATTACAAGTCCGCGAGAAATGCGGTAGCTGGTCTTGTCAATTCTCCTACTGTATCTCCAAATATGAGGGATGTGCAGTATATAAGGTATGGATATTCCAATGAGGATTGGAACAAGGCAAGTATGATTGCCTTTATGAATGACAATTCGTCCGTAAAAGTTCGTTATGTCGAAACATTCGTAGAATCAGTTATTCATAGCGAAAAGATGTTTAATGAATATATGGACAATATTTTCAAGGGCATAACAAATGATTACAAATGCGACGGTCTTGTTATAGACGTGGATAGTGCGAAAATAAGAAAAGAGCTTGGAAGATTGCCGAACGGCAACCCACGTTATGCAATTGCCTACAAGAACCCGGATTGGTCGGAAAGAGAGGAAACAGAGGTAGAAAATGTAAGATGGCAGATTTCCAAAGACGGAAGATTATCCCCGGTAATTGACATTACACCCGTTGAATTGTGCGGAGCTACGGTTTCCAAATGTACAGCATATAATGCCCGTTATGTAAAGGATAATTTTATTATGCCAGGTTCACGTGTCATTATTTGCCGTTCCGGTGATGTGATACCGAAACATATATTTACCGTGTCTTGGCCTACTTTAAAAAGTTGTTTGCCCGACAAGTGTCCCGTTTGTGGGAAACCTTTGGAGATGGACAGAAACAATGTGGACTTGATTTGTTTCAACAAAAATTGTGACGGTGTAATGCTTGCCAAATGTGTATATTTTTTCAACACTTTAGGTTTTGAAGAGTTCGGAGAACCAACAATAAAGAAACTGTTTAACGCTGGCTACAAGACACCGGACAGCATTCTCCTATTATCGGAAGAAGACCTTAAGAAGATTGAAGGCATAGGAAATGTAGGTGCAAAGGTACTGTCAAGACAGTTTGAAGAATTGAAAAAGAAAGGTACAAACTTTGCAAAATTATTGACAGCCTATAATAAATTTGGGGGTGTAATAGCCGAAAAGACATGCCAAAAAATTCTTGACGGATTAAAGTTATATACTTGTAAGGATATAGCCGATTTTGCAAAGGAATGCGATGAAAGCTGGGCATACGACATTGAAAAGAAAGTATGGGGTATCGGATTCAACAACGCTCTTGCATTCATTACGGGTATCATTGACTGGTGGGCGAATGACGATGATTCTGCACACATTCCTATAACTTATTACGGACTGGAAGAAAAGACCTTTGAAGGACAAATGACGGTTGTATTTACCGGATTCCGTTCACCGGACACGGAAAAGAAATTGACGGATATGGGGCATAAGATAGGTTCTTCTGTAAGCAAGAAAACAACATGCTTGGTAGTGAAGGAAAAAGGATTGGGAACCATCAAGGAAAAGAAAGCGGAGCAATACGGAATACCCGTTTTCACGTTTGAGGAATTTAAGGAAAAATTCAATGTTTGATTGAGTTTCTTTTGTTTGTTTGACATAGTGGGAGAGGCTGGTTTGAGAAAATAAGCCTCTTATTTTTGTAAATTTTTTAGTAATGAGATATTGGTATAGAGATAAGGACTACGTTTATATTGGCTTTAATTATAACGCCAATTTTGTAAATAAAATGAAACGTGATTTCGGAGCCAAATATAACCCGGCTTTGAAAGAGTGGTATTTTGAACCTTCTTTAGAAAAATCTCTATTGTTAAAATATTTCTTGGATGGAAACGGCTTCAAGAACGAAAAGCCGGAAAGACAGATAGAAATACCTCTAAAGGAAATCAAGCCCCTTGTAAACGAAAAGGAGTTGAAAGAAATGTTTGATTACCTGGGATTACCGCTACATCTAAGAGATTATCAGATAGAGGGCGTGTCCTATATGGTTAATCATGGGAATTGCCTTAATGGTTGCGGACCAGGTGTAGGGAAAACGAGGCAGTCTATAGCACTGGCAGAATTGCTTAACCTATTCCCCTGCATTGTGGTTTGTCCGGCAACGGTAAAACAAAGCTGGGTCAACGAATGGAAGCTGTGCAACCCTAACAGAACGGTACATGTGATTGATTCAAAGGACGAGACCAACACGGACTGGAAAGCGGATGTTACGGTAATAAATTATGACTATCTTTTCAAACGTAGTGCAAAGGAAGAAGGTAAGAAAGAAGTAAAACTTCGTTACAGTCGTTCGCTTACCAAGAAATGGGGATTGGCGGTAATCGACGAAATACATCTATGCAAAAACCCGAAATCTATACGTTCTAAATGCGTGCAAAAAATCGTGGAGAATGCAGAAAAAACCATAGGATTAAGTGGTACGGCAATTATGAACAGACCCCAGGAGCTTATCAATATATTACGAATTCTTGGAAGATTTAAAGAGATATTCCCGGATTCGTTATATTATCTCTACAGATATTGCGCTGCAAAGAAAACGCGGTTCGGACTTGTATGTACTGGGGCTTCGTGTACGATGGAACTGAACAAGGTAATAAAGCATTACTGTTATTTCCGGAAGGAATTGCGCGATGTGGTAGATGAATTACCACCTATAATCAAACAGACGGTGAATGTGCCGATAACCAATAAAAAGGAGTATCGGAAGGCAGAAAAGGATTTTATCGAATGGCTGGCTAATATTGACATAGAGGCGGCAGAACGTGCCATACGTGCGGAGCAGCTTGTAAGGTTGTCTGGATTGAAGAAACTGTCTATAAATGGAAAAATAAAGTTTATTATCCAGTTTTTGAAGGAATGGAGCGAAGCGAACGAGGACGAGAAAATGATAGTATTTGGTATCACGACCGACATACTGGAAAGGCTTGGAAAGGAGTTCAAGAACAGTGAGGTAGTGACCGGGAAATACAGCACGGAAGAGAAGATGCGAAAGGTTGAAACATGGAAGAAAGAAAAGACATTCCTTTTTGCCAACATTGCATCATTATCCACGGGTATAGACGGATTGCAGAAATATTGTTACAATATGTCGTTTCTCGAATTGCCGCAACGTCCGGCAGAACTGGAGCAGGCGACAGGACGTATAGACCGCATGGGGCAAACGCAGACTATGAACGTCTATTTTTTGCTGTCCAGTGACACAATAGACACGCAGATACGCGAATTATTAGACGGAAAGATAAAAGTAACGGATGCGGTCAACAAGGGTATTGACGTACAGGTAAGCCGTGACGATTCGATGGATATTGCATTGATAAAGAAGTTGAAAGAATGGAAAGAAAAGAAATAACAATATTTACTGATGGCAGTTGTGAATGGAAGTCACGCCTTGGCGGTTGCGGTGTGTATATCCAGGAAGAAGGAAAAGAATACTTTATTTCCAAGGGCTACAGTGACACCACCATAAGCAGATGTGAATTAAGGGCGATATTGCATGCCGTGCAGAGTATGAAAAAGGATGTACCTCTAAAGGTTACGATATGGAGCGATAGCCAGTATGCGGTTAGCTGTATGACAGACCCGGAATTAAGACCGACGGTAAACAAGGATATTATAGAAAAAATAAAACAAGAACTATGCGAGCGTAGACGGATGGTCGTACGGTTTATGAAAGTCCGAGGGCATGAAAAGGATGTAAACAACCCTATAATATACGGAAATCATGTGGCCGACATGCTGGCAGATTACAAGAATTTTGATAATTACGAACTTGATAAAATGATAGAATTATGAATGAAGATTTTGTTTGGACTAAAGAAGAGAAAGTTAACAAATTGTTTAAAGTTTTGAACGTATTAAAGAACAATTTGCAGTGTAAACGCATGGTTGTGGGTGGAAGTATGGCTATGTATATACATGGTTTCAATGTGGAACCACACGACCTTGATATAGAGATGGAAGGGATAAGCGACGATTCATTACGCGTTTTAAAGACAATGGCAAGAATAAACAAGGACATGAAAAGCGACACCCTTTCCGAATATCTGGAAATAAGCCCTCTATATCGTATAAAGATAGAGGATGTGGACGTAGACATATGGGTAATGAATAAGATAGACTACAACAGGACCGTTTTCTACAATAATATAGAATTCGGTGATGTTCTGAGCGTGATTAAGAAGAAAATGGGTATGAAGCGCGAAAAGGACTATAAATCATTGGTCGATTACATCAATCAGCTAACCTATTTTACAAAATGAAATGGAGTGACAGACAGTTAGCCATTTTCGACGCATACGAGAATACGCGAAAGAACATTGCCATAGAAGCAACGGCAGGCAGCAGCAAGACAACTTGTATAGTGGAGTGTTGCAGACGGACACCGCCTAATAAAAAGGTTCTGTTTATGGCGTTCAACAAGAGCATTGCGGAAGAACTGAGGGAACGTTTGCCGTCTCATATAGACGTCAACACCTTTCACTCTAAAGGTTTGCGCGTACTGCTTTCCAATTTCCGTATAAAGCCGAAAATTAACGAAAACAAATGCTTTGTTATCGGAAAGAAAATTCTGGACACAAAGGATATGGATGTGAAACAACAGATTCGGTACCTATTCGAGATACAGATAATATGGAATTATATAAGGGTTAACCTTATTACAGATTACGAGAAGGAAATACCGGGTATCTGCATAGAGAAGAATATCGAATTCCAGGAACGCATGGTTGAAGATATGGAACAGATTAGAAATGCCTGGCACAAGGAAATGAAGAAGATAAATTCAGTAAGGGAAATCAACATTGATTTTACGGATATGCTTTATTTCCCTTACCAATTGCTTGACAGTGAGGATTTTCCTAAATATGATATTGTTACTTTAGACGAACAACAAGATGCTAATATGTTACAAAAAGCGCTTGCTTTACGCTATATAAAGAAAAGCGGTCGTTTTGTAGTTGTTGGAGATTCCCGGCAATGTATATACGGATTCCAAGGGAGTTCTTTAGAGGTTTTCAAGTCTTTACAATCTTATCCTAATACTGTAGTATTACCGCTGGATATCACATACAGATGCGGCAAGAACATAGTAGAAGAAGCGAGAAAAGTTTTTAACAATGGTATTGTTGCCGCACCTAATGCAATAGACGGAGTTGTAAGAAAAGGAGAGTTCGATGAAGCGGAAAACGGGGATTTTATCTTATGCCGGAATAACTTGCCTTTGGCAACAGTCTTTCTTTATTTGTTGGAAATGGGAAAGAAGGCGACAATCAAGGGAAAGGACTACGGGAACGCGCTTGTAGCACTGGTGGATAAGATAAAGCATATAGAAGATTTGGATATGATGTGTGACAAGAAGATTTCAGAACTGAAAGAGCGCGGATTTACCGATATCCAGGCAAAGAATAATCCTTCCTATGTGGCACTTCTTGAAAAGTGTACTATATTGAAAATGCTTTACAGGAACTGGGGAGACATGAAGAAGTTGGAAGACAACATCAAGGAGATTTACAAGGACGACACGGAAGGTATCGTGCTTTCCACTATCCATAAGTCCAAGGGGCTGGAAGCAGACCGTGTTTTCCTGCTTAACAGAAATTTGATTCCCAGTAAGTATGCGAATACGGAAGAAGCGTTATATAATGAAAAATGTTTATTGTTTGTGGCTATAACAAGAGCAAGAAGGGAGCTTGTATATTGCAATGTTTAATGACGAACCAAAGAAAACCGTATATACGGAGATAGACCGCGTATTCAAGCGGATGGAGCCAGGAACGGAATTTTGCCGGATTGATTTTATCACTATGATAAAGGGTTTCCACCCTGGTTCTGTGAGAAGTGGGATAGACCACTTCCTACTAAAGAAAATGAGCAAAGGAGAAGTAAAAAGAATTGATAAAGGTAAATATATGAAATTATGAAAAAGCCAAAAATGTATATTCCCGTATTGGAACCGGGAAAGAGTGTATCACTTGTATGTGCCAATAAAGTAATGGGGCTGGAAGACCACTTGCCTACCCAGGAAATGCTGAATATCCACATGGAGCAGCAGAAAATAATGATACAGAAGGATAAGGATTACAAGGTTCATCCTCTATATCTTTTCGTGGAAAAGGAAGAATTCGATGATTTGATACGAAGGATAAGGGGAAAGAACAGAAACGCGGAAACGGCTTGTATTCCGCTTGTATGCCAATATCCGGCAGTCCCTATATGCGTGCTTTGTCCCAAACAGGAAGAGGAGGAAAAAGAATGATATTCGAGTGCACGTTTACCTATATGGCACCGGACCCGAATTCGACAAGTGGCAATTATAAAAAGTTTGTCGATGTCATAGCCGTACAAGCGGAAAATTACATGGATGCCGAAACAATGGCAACCGAATACGGGATGTTTAATATAGATGCGGACTTTGCCATATCTCCTATTAAAGAGGTGATTATAGATTCGGTAAAACGTAATGAGGAACACGGGGGACGATGGTACAAATGCACGGGCGTATACAGTGAGGTAACCGTTTCCGGAAAGATAAAGCAGTACAAGATGATTATATTGCAACAAGAAGAAGACTTCGTGAAAGCCTCTACTAAAGCGCTGGAATACATGCAGGATTGTGTAGGCACATGCAGACTGATGAAGGTAGAGGAAACTCCTATAATCGAATATGTGGAAAAGGACTGATATGTTAATTATATGTTAAAAGCACATACGCAGTTGCTTATGTCATAACATAATCTTATCTTTGTGGTGTGATAAGGAAAACGATAAGTCAAACAACAAAAAGATAAGATTATGAATTCAGTATTTAAAGCCAAGAAACAAATGTTAGAAAACACTCTTTCAAAGGTTGCAAAAGTTAGTGTTGAAATAACTTTTGCCCGTGCTAACATGATAACGATATCTTGGGATGAAGAAAACAAAAGCGCGTTTGAAAGATTGCAGAACTACTTCAAAGGAAAACTTTTTGGCTACGAATACGACGAGGAATGCGATATGTCTGTTTGTTGTTTGAATTTCTAACAAGAAGGGCTTTTAAAAGCCCTTCACAATTACAATACTATGATAAGAATAACCAACCCCAAAGGAGAAACCCAGGTGCATACGGAAGAAAGCTATGAAAAGCTTCTGTGGCAGTTTGCAGAATCTAAGATGATGGATATGTGGTGCCGGAAACACCATCTTATCCCTATTTATACGCACCAGGAAGAAACCATACTCAACAAAATGGTAGTAGAGGCATTTCTGGAAGCGTTTAACTATAAAGTAGAAAAGAATTATGAAAACTAAGAAATTCGGAGTAGGCGACAAGGTAAAGATACTCCATTGTTCTGATATGATGCTAATCGGACAGATTACGGAAGTAGCAAGTATATGCGGAACGGAGAGTAACCGCTATTATCACTTGAAGATAGACGGTGAACAACGCGCGTTCATTCCCCAAAATTTGGAATTGGTAGAAAAAGCATAAGGAGGGTAAATTATGACCTATACAGAAGAAAGAACCTATTGGTTGGAGTGCATGATAAAGGCAAGCAGATACGGACTTGAACCGGAAGTAGCTGTTACAGCACTTGAATACCTAAAGGAAGACCCGAAGCTAAGCATAAGCCAATGCCTGGAAATGGCGCTAAAAGATTGGGATATTTAAAACAATACGATTATGAAAGTAGAAGACATAGAAAGAATTTTCAAAGAGACAATAAGCAGACCGGAAAACTCTATTCATTTGCCGTTTGAAAAACATGCAAGAATAGGAAGAAGATATGACGGGGATTACATATATAGCAGCAAGCTTATATGTGAATACACACCGGAACAAGTATTGCAGCAATTGCAGGAAATAGCGGATGAAAAGGATGTGGATATAACGAACAGTGAAGTCCTTATAGAATGGGGAGTGAGATATGGAGGTTATAATGATGAAATTTTTGTAAAGATTATCCATCCTCTCTATTTCCCCAAAGAATATTACTATTTGAAGTGGGATTATGTGATGGGAGGACATGTAGCTATCCCCACAAAAGAAGGCGAATTCGTTACTAAAGCGGTAGCGTATATTAAAAATCATATCGGGAAAGAGGTGGACATGGGACGTGTCTCTATGCTTGTAGGGTATAACAGAAAGACTGGGAATGCCATTGTTTCATATCCTGATGAAGGTTGTGGATGGCATGGGATAAACGAAGAAGATGTGATTATAGTTAATTCGCCCCTTAACCGCTCGTATCAATATGTAAGTATTGAAAAATTGAAACATACTTTAAGTCCAACAAGGTATAAACTGAATGAGACAATAACAATAAACATTCAGTCGGAAGGAGAAGACGAAGAATACAAGGTAAAGACAAGTATCACCTATAGGGACAATGACAACAATAAAGAACGTGTCGTGTACGAAACGGAAAACACGGACGACAGTTTTATTCTGAATCATACACGAAGATACGAGAACAATGATTCATGCCCTTTATTGGACAGATTTATTTTTAGCGCATACCAGAGATATATAATACAAGGTATCGTAGAAAACAACGAAAAAGAATCGAAGAATGATACAGAAAATAATCGCTTACCTCTATCAAAAGAAGGTTACGAAGACTTATAACGACAACAACGACGGGTTTATATGCAATTTCGTGCTTGAATACAAGGATAAGGGAGATTTTGTACATAAGATGGCATGCTATGCCGTCAACTTTGAACCCGTTGTTATTGGAAAGGAGAACCGCTATTTGGTAGAGGTGGATGTGCATGCGGTGCAGAATGTCAAGTACAACAATGACAGAGTATGGCTTCCTCAATGCAAGGTTATAAAAATGGACTTGTTGCTACAGCCGTGGGAAATTACATCAGCAGAAAAGGAAATAGAAAGATATTATGGAGAACAAAGAAAGATTTATGGAACCGGATATGACAGCGAAGCCGGAAGAAATTGTTTGGTTTGAATCAACAATCAGTGAAAATGTGGAACCGGAGGTTTCATTTGTTGAACAGGAAAAGGAAGAAGTTTTGGTTTCGTGTACATGGTATTAATTTGGCAAATAAACTATTGCTTATTTCCCTATTAAAACTTACCTTTGTGGGTAAAACTTCTATATATGGCAAAAAAGATAGAATATACTAAAGAGGACATTCTAAAAGATGCGCCCGATTTCGTGCTGATTGCATCTCCCTACATGCAGGATAAATATGTAGCCTATGAGATGGTAAGAAGGGAGCTTGACGAACACCCGGACCGTTTTATGCAGTATGAGGGGAACGAAGGTTATACCTATGTGATAGACCTTAAGCTTGTCAATATAAAGGGTATCATGGCGAAACGCGGAGCATCCCAGGAAGCAATAAACGACGCTACAGAAATTCGTACAAATGTGATGTTGCCCCTTCTTGCCAAGTTCCACAGGGTAAAGAGTGAGTATTTCCATGCTTTCGACTTGCATAACGACAAAGCAAAGGCACTTGCCAAACTCACCCCTATGTTACTGGACTTGTTTGGTTCCATGCATAACCCCAAGGATATTATTAAGATTATCCAGAAAAAGGAAGGTTATTCGCTGGGAGAAGAAGATTTGGTAAAATTTTTCAACAATCACAAGTCACTCATAGAGGCAAGGCAAAGCAAGTACGTGATGCGTTCTGACCGCTATAAGGTGGCAACGGAAGCCGGAAGACTGGAAATCATAAATGACTGTATGACAGACTTGCAGCTTAAATATGAAGAGTTCTGGAGCAAAGGGAATGTGGGAAGTGCACTCAATATCCTAAAGGAAATACGCGCCTTGTTGGAAGCCGCACGGAAGGAAGTAAAAGGTAATGAAATTAAACTTACAGTTGACGGAAAGATAGACATAAACGCGACACTGCACGGTGAGGAGAACATAAGCCGCGTAATGCGCGACATCCCCGTAAACAGTCTTATAGTGGGTATGGTGGCTGCAAAATCGGGAATAAAGCCCGAAATACTGATGCACCAGCTCTGCACATCCTATTACAAGGACTTTAACGGCTTTGCAAGTAACCCGGTTTTGGGTTCCGAAAAGGTGATGCTGCCAGGAGCACTCATAAAAACCTATGACTGGAAAGAAATAGAAACGGAAAACAAGAAGTTTGTGGAAGAAATGATACCCGAAGTGGTCGAGGCCGAGATAATAGAAGAACCTTCCAAATCAAAGACAAGAGAACGGCTTCTTAACCGCCTGCGACAGATGAAGGGTGTGGAAATTGGAAAGAAATAATTACATTTTGTTTTGACTTTTAGTTAGATTATGATTTTCAAAATTCATGCGGTGCATGGTCTGCGACAGATAGTGTACCTATTTATAAACAATTAAAAAACAAGTAGTTATGGTAAAGATATATGTTGAGGAAGTAATGAAATGCGTAATGGAAAGACTTACAAAAGAATACGGTCTGACCGAACAACAGGCATTGAAAGAAATTGACATGTGCATGGAAAAACTGTATGTGAAATGGATGCAGAACGAACCGATACCGGAAGAAAACAACGATTAATTAATCCTATAATAATAAATAGTATGATAGTAGCAATCGCAACAATGAGAATGGACGAGGACACAACGGTACAGGTACATGTGCCTATGGATGTGGAAATAATGCAGGTTCCTCCTACAGACAAGGAAGTAGAGAAAATAAAATCAGTCCTGGAAGAGGAAACCGGGTATAAATTCGTATCTTTGGATTCGATAACATGGGATGTGGACTACGAGATTTAAAATCAAACGAAAAACTTTATGTTCATTTTTTGAGTATTAGTAGTTAATATCTAATTGACAGCCAGCAGTTTGTGATAAATAGCTGGCTTTTATTATATCCTTTTATATGTTAATTATATATATAAAAAGCACATAAGCACTTGCTTATGTCTAAATAAGGTCTTATATTTGCAATGTGATAAGAAAACGAAGTCAAACAAATAAAAACAAAAGATTATGGCAAGCCCCAAAGTAAGACTGGAAGGAAAGAAAATCGCAGAAAAGGTGATGGATTTTATAGACATGAAATCATTTGACCCTATCTATGAAGAAATAGAAAAAAGCGAAGATTACCACGTGTATATCAGAGAGATAATGAAATGTATTCCTACATACAGAATAATCGACGATTTGGATGAAAGAGGAGAGCTTTATGAAGCATACAAGGAATATGTAGACTTGAACGGACCAAGTCTCATAAAGGATATGGCAAAGAGAATGACAAACAAGGAAAAGCTCGAACTCGTATCGGAACTTTTCAAGATACCTTACCTGGCAAGTCCGGAAGAATACGGGGAAGCGATAGCGAAGGCAGCAAGGGAACAATATTACAGATAATCAATAACCTCTAAAAAGCAGAACAAAATGAAGACCTATACAGTATATTTCAGTGAACCCGTAACAATAAAGTACAAGGGTGACAGATTCAACAAGGAATTGAAAAAGTGGGAACACGATGTGGACTGCGAAGAGACAAGCCCTATGTTCGCCTTCCATTCCCTGGCACCTGCAAAGAAGCTTATCAAGGAGAATATGGACAAGTACATAGATTCTGTCATAACGAAGACCTGGGCAAACGGCGACTGGGAGAACCTGGGTCCGATAAAGCTGTCCGGAAACAACAAGACTTTTGTTGCCAATACCAGACAGAAGGTTGCGAATTATTAAGTATACGGAAAGAAGGGGTGGAAATCAAAGTAACCCCTATCTTTTTGATTTCCAATACAGATATTTTACAAAACTTAAAAATAAAAAGATTATGGATAGAGAAGAATTCCAGAAAAAGTACGATAACAGTATTCTGGTGTGCTGTACAGAAAACAGTATCAAGAAAGTATTCAATATTTGCGATTTAATGGACTTAACAGTCTCTAAATCAAAACAGATTACTGCTATATTGATAGGAGAACAAACAGCAAAAAGTCCATTGTTCCACGTGGAACAATTCCTCAGTGATTTCTACAGGGGGGATAGAAGAAGGAGAAAGGAAAGAGACAAAGATGTTTGAACAGAGAATGAACAATGCCATATACAAGCTAAAGCATAAGTACGGAGACACATATATAATCAAGGGAACCGATACAAACACGGTAATACAGCTCATATCGGAACTTGGCATGAATACAGTCCAGAAAGAGGGAAAAGATACGATACTCATAGAAGAAGGAGACACCATACCATGTGTAAGGCATTCTTCAAGACAGTTCGTTACCGACTTGATGTCTAATATGATTGACGTATTGAACCCATTCATAAACAAGGAAACGATGATTGAGATTAAGGAGAGCTGCAATGCAGAATATCTGATAAACGAGGCGGAGTTCTACATAACCAGCACATTCACAACGCCCCTACAGAAGGAATATGACATGCAGAGAAAGGTCCTCTCAATCGGATTCGGAAACAAGAAAATGGTGATGGTAGACGAGGAAGATTTCCATATGTTCTTGAAAGCCCTCTATTACTTATATAAGTGCAACGAGTGGATAAAGAAAGACGATGAGAAGAACAAGGAACAGCCAAAAGAACCCGTATTCAATAAAGGAAATAAAATAATATACACCATCAAGGACAGCAACAGCAACACATACCCGGTAAGAAGACTGTCGGAAAGGGTGTACGAATCAAAGGAGCACAAGACCCTATTCATAACGGACGAAGAAGGGACGGTGACCGGGATATACAAGGAGAAATAAAAAAGAGAAATACCCTCCACGATACCCTACAGACCATATTTTTATTATTAACCCGTTATACATTTGTTACAATGGTAATGAAGAGTGTCAAGGAGGAAAAGCAATGATAAGAAGAACCGGAAAGGGAACACGGACTGCACCATAAAGGAAAAGAAAGGGTTGTTATATCCGACCCCTATATAAACAATATTATAAATCGTCAACCTATAATTGTTAATTTGCGAAATGGGAAGGATATATGGAAGCCGATATGGACGCAAGACGTGTCCTGGCACGGTTCTTGTATCATTGTACAATGTGGAACAATCATAAAAAGACAACATCATGAAAAGAGAAAAGGAATTCAAGGAATACCTAAAGAACAAGCTCATAGATTTTGCACCTTGCATAGAGGCATACGAGGACTACAATCTGAGAATAACGGAAGTATTGGATGCACTGGAAGAACTGAGAATGTCGTACCAAGCATCATCAAACGTGGTTGACGGGAATATAGAATCTATGGTTATCCAGATATCGTCATGGGAAGATAACTTTGAGATAATAGGCTATGACACATTTGTAGAGAAATATCGGGAATATGACAAGGAATATGAACCGGAACACTATATAAAGGACGAGAACGGCAATATGGTGCATGTAGAGCTTGTAAGCGTCAAGGCAGGAAAGAATATGATAATAACCTGGAAGGACACGGAGACCGGGAAAATGTTCCAGACAATAGAATAATAACCAACATATTAAAAGACAAAAGATTATGGAAAAAGATTTGAGAAACAATGTGAAGTTTATCTTATTCTGTACAGAATGCTTGCAGGCAGGCGTAGTAATGACACCAAAGGAATATGAGATTGCATTCCTGGCAGCATCCAAGTTCGAGGGATTCGACGATAAGAGCTTCGAGAACATGAAGGCAGAACAGTTCGCTCCCAGAATGAATGCTATGCTTAATGCAATGTCAAAGAGAAAGCAGATTATCGAAGGACTGACATTCAACCTATTGACAAAGAAAAGCCTGGGTGAATTGATTGAGAGCAACCTTGTAGAAGAGGTAATGAAGGCAAAGCATATAGCCGCAGCAATGGCAGACGAACTGTTGGAACCGGACGAAAAACTGGAAAAGGTTGTGACTGATGGACGTCGTGTAATCGAACATTTCATAGACCAATGGAAGGCCGCACCTATCCAGGAAGAAGGAAAGAAGGAATACGAGCCGGAAAGTGATGCGGAAATTGTAGAATAAATCTTTCGGTATACTTATTATTTTCACAAAAGCCCCGAAATGGGGCTTTATTATCAAGCAGTTATGGACAAGTCGAAATTAACAAAGGCAAATAAGCTATACAATAAAATCGTAAATCTGAAAGAGGAAATAGAGCATATTTCCAGGTTTGAGATGGAGGGAAATATACTGATAACGAACCATTACGATTCTTATTTCCATATCAACGAGGATATGGCGAAAACCTATTTTCCGCTTATAAAAGAAAGAATGGAAAAGGAGCTGGAAGAGTGCGAGCGATTATTTTCTGAACTTTAGCTCGTTTTTGAGATAAAAACACTATCTTTGTTGACGTGATAGATAACTGGTAAGGTTGTATCGCAGTTGTATTTAAAGGTTAACAAAGCGGTAGGGGTTGCAAGTCTGTTATGGCTGGGGGTGAAAGCCTGGTTCAGATAGCTGCAACCCCTATTTTTATTCAAATTTTGTATCATTATGGAAAGAAAAGAGATTATTGGAAGACTAAAGAGGTATTTCACGCTTCCCGAACTTGTATGCCCCCACGTGTATAACAAGTATTCAGAATCGCAGATATGGAGCTTTTTTACAACCGAAGCACTGGAGACGCTCCTTGTATTGAGGGAAGAAATCATATGCAAGCCCTTCATTATCAACAACTGGAAGAACGGAGGAAGCTATTCCCAGCGCGGTTTGCGGTGTAATGTATGCGTTCTATGCAAGAAAAAGACGATGCTTGAAAAGCCGTATATGAGCGGTCACGTTTTTGGTCGCGCATTCGATATTACTGTGTCCGGTATGGAAGCGGAAGCGGCACGTAAACTCATTGTGGACGATTCCGACAAGCTTCCTTATCCTATCAGACTGGAGGACGGGGTTAGTTGGCTGCATGTGGACACTATGGACCTATGCAACGGGCAGAAGGTGACACTATTTAATGCGTAAATATATTTTACTATATACAGAAAGTATTCTCCCTTATAGGGCAATCGATACTACAGTATACTGTAGCCGCGATTTTGCAAATTTCGTATTTTTATCATTTGTAAATTTAAATTGAAAAAATTATGTATCCTACTAAAGTAAGCATAGCAAATAACAAGGGTTTTGAGAGCATAACAGCGATTTCACGCGCTTTCGAGGTCGGCACACCAGCCGAAGATGTGGTACTGTCAAAGTACACCTTGGTTCCCGATGACAAAAGGGCGTTTCTTATTATTCCATTGACGAGTGGTACTGTCAAAGTACACCTTATCGGTGAGACTGGTCCAGATACATATACCATTTCCGAGACCGAGGTTTCCGCTTATATGGGTTCTCCTATGCCTTATCTTATTGATAAAGTATTTGTTGACGGTACTACTGCACAATTTAATATAGGGTTATGATTGGGGTCGGTACAAGTCTTTTGTTTGGTAGGAAGGCTGGCAAGGCTGGTCCTCCTATTCCACCCTTCAATAAGGCTATGGTGGACGCATGGTTTATGTCCGGTTTGTCCAATATTGACAAGCCTTCTTCTATTAAAGGAGTGATGGGTAATGAGATGGTTCTCAATAACTTCACTTATTCTCTTTCTTCCGGATTCGGTAAGTATGAGATAGATTTCAATTCCTGGACAAAGAATGTAAATGCAGCCAATTTCACAAACTCCGATTCTGTTATTCATCTGACGGAAATATTGGTTGCAAACAGTAAGTTTTTACAGACATCTGTAGACGCAACAATATCTTCATACAAAGTAAAGGTGGAAGGCATAACGGATGATATAAAGTTAAGATATGTATCTTATACCGAAGACGGTACCGGAACATACACCTATCTTAAGAATGGTATCAATACCCTGCCAATATCCTACAAGAAATATACCGGGTTTGCTGCATCTGTAATTGGTACTTGTAATATCACCATTACCCAACTGCCATCTGCCTATGAAGGCGCGCTGGTATTCGACGGAGTAGATGATTACGGTATATGTACTGGACTTCCTATTTTGGATGATTATACGTTGATATGCAGGAGGAATATTCTGAATGAATTACCGGGTTATATAGCATATAAAGCAATAAGTGATAAAGGCTCGTTCCATTTTGAAGGCAGAATTAGTTCCAGTAATACTATAGCAGTATTTAGTTTTGGACAACAGAACCGTATAAAATTAGAAGAAAATGAAGTGTCATGGATGACCAGAACAAGCTATAATGGCATACCTATTAATTTCGGCAAAGCAAGCGATACAGACCAATTACATCTATGTAAATTTTATAATCTATATACTAAAGATGCCATCTACTATTTCGCTCTTTATAACAAGTCTTTGACACCAGAAGAAATAGAGACCGAGAAAGAAAGACTTAATGAAGAATGGCTGAAACGTAAAACTGAATAATATGAAGTGGTTAGCTATACCTATAGAAGAACTGAAACAGTTCGACAAGGACTGGGAGACAAGAAGAATGAGTAACGACGGCACGAAGGCGCTGCTGCATGAAGAGACGTACAACATGCTTGTACCTCCTATCATGATGCTTTCGGAAGGTGAAGAAGTTGTGGAAGATATCGTTTATCCTTATCCTTTGATGGATGAAAACGAGATAGCGAATTCTGGTGATTGGGTCAGTGACGAGGTAATTTGATTGTTTTCGGGATGCCGGGAATTTCGGGTGTTTTGTCCGGTTCCCGGTTTTTCATTTTCCTTATTTTATTGTACACCGAAAAACAACACAATTTTCAGAGTTAGGGTTAACTGTCTGATAATCACATACCATTTTCTTCTATTTCTAAAAAATATAATGTCACTGAAAGAAAGGTTATGTTAATCTTATGTTAAAACGACATAAGCACTTGCGTATGTCTGATTAAGTACCTATATTTGCAATGTGATAAGGAAACAAGGTCAAACAAATTAAAAGAAATAAGGTTATGAAAGCAGAATTTTACAAGGTGAGAGGTACGGAAATGGAAGAGATGATGAAGAGAGGTAATAACAACGAAATCTCCTCTATGATTTCCAAGAAACAACAAGCACTTGCCGAGGCACTTGAAAATGTGGAGTTCTATAAGTCTATCGGGAATATGGAGTTTGCATCCAACGAGCAAAGCCGCGCTAATCTCCTTCAAAGACAACTCGAAATGTTGAACAAATAAAAATTAAAGAAATATGAAACTTTTGGAAATACACAAAAACGGAATTAACGCCAATAACAAAACAGTAAGTTACTACGGTTTGGATTATGAGAAAAAGAAAGTGCTGTTTGAAGTAAAGACACTGGAAGAAGCCATTGAGAAGGGGTCTTGTCTTGGCTATAAAAACGGTGAAATAGTAATAATGTTCTAAATTTAATCCGGTAGCCTTCGGGCTACCACAATATACACAGTTATGAAAGCAATTGTAGAAAACCCGTTGAACGTCTATCATTCACCAACAGCAATCTCTATTTATGTCAATATACTTAACGAAATTACCGAATGTAATGACGAAAAAGAATTAAGAAAGGCAATGAAATTCATTTCTGCGAATTACCCGATTACATTCAATTCTCTTTTTGATTACGGTTTCGGTTCCAACCATATGTGGGTCAGTGAGAAGGAAAGCGGTAAACGTCTTATTCTTGTCGAATTCTAAAAATTTTACATTATGAAAAAGCAGCTTATAAATTTCTTTCACGGTCGTTTCGGTAATAAAGTATTGAAGACAAAGTATCGTGAATGGTGGGTACGTTTCTGGTACGGAACCGGGGCAATCGCCTTTTGTTTCCTATTCTTCGGAATGATACAATTCTTGTCCTGGCTTTCTGATTTGATTAACTATGTTTTTAAATAAAAATATTTTACAATTATAAAAAAGGTTTTATGCGACAAAGACGGGAAATTCTTGTCTATTCATGATGAAGATTGTACTCTTACAAAACTGGAAGACGGTGACTGTCTGACACATGAAGACGGTACGATAATGATATATAGAGAACGCAAATGTAAAGAAGATATTTCTAAAGCATTTTATCATGTTTATTTACGAAATAATGAATTACATTTTCTTAAAACTGGAATGTCATTTTCTTACTATGATTTTATCCCATCTTTCAGATTTTCTACAGAAGAAGAAAAAGAACGTATGTACAAAGTTCTTTCTGAAAACAACCTATACTATGACGAGAAAGAAAAATGCTTTAAAAAGCTTCGCTGGCGTGCCAAAATCAGCAATTCCTATTACTATATTGACTGGAACCGTTTTGTGATATGTAAGACTACAGAGGAAGAAAACGAATCGGACAATTTACGGTACAAAAACCTTAACTATTTCCAGACCAAGGAAGAAGCGTATACCAAGTTGTTTGCAGTTAAATCGGTTCTCAATGATTAAGAAAGAATGTTACATATGGGTCGGACAGATTATCGAATACCGGGGAATGACGCTGCGAAAGGTACGTCCGGGAAAATACATTGTCATTTCTCCTTGTTCCCTTGTTTCAAGACCCGTATATATTGACAAGAACGAAAATTTGAACGTTCTTTAGTATTAATTATTTGTTTTATTTTTATATATTTGCAGCTATGATAACAGCGATTTTTGTGTGTTTGATTGTTCTTACGGTAGTCCTTATCACTCTCCTTTTGTGGTGCATAGGGGCGGTTACAGGAATTCAGAAAAGAATGAATGTTCTTCTTTATACGGTCTCCTATATAGACCTTATCCAAAGAAAGCGGTTCATCCGGTATCTGGACCAGCTTTCAAAGAAAATGAGTTGTAATGAGGACGAGATGGAAGACAACCAGAAACAGTTCCTATTCCATTTAAACCAGGAACTGACAAACGAAATAAAAAGGATGGAAGACGATTATAAAGACTTGATATGAGCAAAAAGAATGAATTCACATACGACGGGGGAAGCATGTATATAGATTGGCTTTGTTATTCCAACAAGCTTGTTTTGCTTCGTGACAACCACATTATAAGCGGTGAGGACAGAACGTCTGTTGCCCGTGCCCTAAAATGCAAGACTGGTGATATCCTTTGTCTTGTGCTGGGACAGAACATCAGCTATTTCGGATATAGCAAGCTGATTGAGGATATGGGGGGACGGACAACGGAAAGTATCGTAAAATCCGAGAACCCGGTATTTTCTTCCGTCTACTGGACTGGCGACAAGAAAGCGGCTATCACATCACACACTATTTTCATTCCCTGGAAGGAGCTTAAGGAGCTTATCAAGGAATGGGACTATCCGACATATTTTCACCCCGATATAGTTTAGAACCTTCTTTCTCTAATTTTTATATATTTGTTTGACTGACACCCGGTTACGCTCTTCGTGAAAGAATGTTTCCGGGTGTTTTCTTTGTGGTTATATGTTAATCTTATGTTAAAACGACATAAGCACTTGCGTATGTCATAACATAATCTTATCTTTGTAATGTCTTCTTAAGGGAGGCGAGAAAAGAAGTCAAACAAATAAAATTTTGAAAATCATGTTGAATTTAGTTTATCTTAAGAATCCCGATTCATTCGAGGTATATAAAGCAGCCGTAAATGACAATAAGTTCGGAACATGGAAAGTGGCTGAAATAAAGCGTTTTCCTTCCCCTACAGACATTCTTCACGGTAATATCATAGAATACACCGATGACAATAAACATTTATGTTTTGAAAAGGATATAAAAGAGATTGAAGAATTTACTATTAACAACGTTATAAACACTATTTTAAAATGAGAACAATAAGCAAAGGAAACTACCGGGTCGTGTATGACCCGGCAAAGGACGAAAGCATGAGCATGATTGCCGTCTACAAGAAGAACCTGGACGGCACATTATCCCTAATAAACAAGGAGATGGGAGAAGAAAATGATAACGAGGTTCTGAGAGAACAAGCAATGAAAATCATTAACGAACTTAAATAATAGGAGGATTAAATTATGAATGCAGGTATCGTATTTTTAACTATCATTATTTTTATCGTTCATCTTATGCTGAGTGCCGAGGTAGGTTCTACGGCAGAAAGGATGAACCGAAGTTTCGGAGTGTGGATGCTTATGGCACTTATCATTTCCCCGTTTATCGCAGCCATCTTTGTTCACTGCCTGGGGACTATTCCGGTTCCCGAAAAGAAGGAGGATTCAAAGAATGAAACCGAGAAGTAATAGGTATATCTACTATTATGACAAACGGTCAAAAAACAAGCCGTACCGGGTCATAATAGAGGTTGAAAAGAAGAAGTACAATATCGGTTATTTCCATACCGTGGAAGAAGCGAGAACAGCCCGTGACGAATTCATTAAAAATCATTTTTCCGTCTCCATAAGCTGGCAACGGTTACAGGAAATGAACGTGATTGTGGATAAGATTGCCGAACTTTCGGAAATACTGTCTTCCTATAGGGATATTTCTACGAATGAGGTTTGCCGGAAAATCGGGAATATCAAGCGGAACGCGGTTTCCATAAAGAAAATTATAGTATAAATATACACTCAATTTGTATAATTATTCAATTTTGTTTTGTAGTAAGAATCATGGGTTTGGCGAAACCCAACAGACTGGGGACGTTGTGAAACGTCCCCTTTCTTTTTCTAAATCTTGACAACCGAGTTAATAATACTTGAAGAATGACAAAAAACCATAATCTACCAGTCCTTTTTCTACTGCGTTCGCTTCTTGTTCAAACACGATTGCATGGTAGCAGTCATGGTTTATAGCCTGGATTCTCTTAATCCACTTCTTGAAACCGCCACTGAAACCTGGGTGATATTTGATTAAGGCTCCTATTACACGCACGAGCCATTCCAGGGCGTAATACAGATAGAACGTCAACGGGATAAGGAGAAGTAGCCAGGGGCACGAGAAAACGCCTGCAAGACCGCTAAAAATCACGGTTCCCGGTATCATTAGGGACTTCCATTGATAGGAGTGGGTTTCTTCGTGCTTCAAGAATTCTTCGTCGTAATACTCTTTTGCTTTCTTGCAAAGCAGCCAGCAAAAAATTAGGATTGCGGAAAAGGTCGGAATGATAATTTTCGCAATTTTCGATTCATAAACTACCTTCATGTTACTAAAATTTTAGGGTTAAACACTTGGTAAAAGTAGGAATTTATAACGGTAATATTGTCAATATTTATTACTATTTGTAACTACCTGGAAATCAACACTTTGACATTTTACCATAACGTTATTATCTAACCCCTAAAGGGGTACGTAGTTCCCTTTCTTCTTTTTACCCTAACGGGTATATTAATAGAGGGAGAATATTGGGTGATATATTACGCGCGTGCGCGTGCGAGCGTAGGCGAGCGCGCGCATCATGTGCGCGTATAGGCGCACATGCGTGTGCATGCGTGTGTGCGCGCGTATGGGGAGGGAGGACAAGACAAAGGGCAGGAAAAGGAGGGGAAGAAAGCCTATAAGGGGACGAAAACAAGAAGGGATTTTGAAAAAAGCGCGTCCCGGCAAAAATTTTTCCGAGAAAATTTTGTGGATTGAAAATTTATCCCTATGTTTGCAGTGCTTAAACATAGCGGCTAAGGTCTGATGAAGATTTGAGAGCCGCAAAAGAAAAAGGGGTTACTCTTTAGTTTTCTCACTAAACATTAGCTTCTTTTTGAAAAATCCCCTTTTTCTTTGTTTTTGTTTAGCAAGAAAGAAGCTAAAAATTAGTGGGTGTCCTTAAGCAAGACATAAAACCAAAAAATGGTATTTGTAGAAGTGAGAAAATTAAAGAGAAGTGTATGAAAAAAGATACAGAAAAATCGGCATCATGCCAGGACATTTCAAAAAAGATTAAGTTTCCTACTAAGGATTTAAAGAATTTACAGACCATCCAGGATTACGAGTATTGTTGCGTATTGTGCGCTATTAGATTGATAAACAACAAGTATTGCAAGAGAAATCAGAAGAAATATCAGTATAAGACGTTTTGGAAGAGAAGTTTTACTACACAAGAACTTTCATTGAAGGTTGCAGAAGAAGTAGGGATTTCCTATAGAAAAGCGAAGGATTATATTAAGTTTTTAAGACTGAATGATTATATTAAATTCCCCGAAAAGGATGTATGTACAATCATAAACAAGGATTTCAAGGATGTAACGGAAGAGATGTATTTACCGGATTATTTGCGTTATGTGATTAAAGAGAAAGGGGTAAAATGGTCTCCTATTTTTACAAGGATATTGAATTACATTTCAAAGAAAATAAGATATTACAAGTATTGTAAGGAGATTGCAGAGTACAATTTGGACGTATGGAATGACGAGGAATCAAAGAAAGACGAGATTTTAAAGATAGTTGAATGGCTGTACAATAACGAGGACTGGAAGGAATCGGATTATGACAAGGTTTATGAAAAGGCTGTAAAGATGGCGCATAAGCACGCATTAGAGGCAATAAAATGGAACAATTGCGAAGTATCGTTCTATGAAAGTCCAAAGTGTATTGCAGGGCGAATGAAGTGCAGTGTAGACACAGTGAGAAAATTTATAAAGGCATTGAAAGAGATTTTTGGAGAAAGAATATACATGAAGCCGGACAAGGCTGTTAAATCAATGAGATATAATTATAAATCGAATAATTATACGATAGCATTGCCGGATAGGGAAGAATGGAAGAATATATTTGCAAGAAGATTTGAGAAGATTAAAGAAGGTGTTTCAAGGGTAAAGGATTCTGTTTATTATCTCAAAAGAGTTTGGTTCAGAAAAGAAAAGGGTTATTTGTGGGAAGACAAGAATTTCAATAGAATAGCAAAAAGAAGTGCTACTGTAACGTATGGAGAAAAGGAATTGCCGTGCAAAAAGAGGTTGAGTTTTTATCACACCCTAAAAAAGAACTTGGAATACTGGGAGGACAATTTCGAGAAGGAAAAGGAGGAAGAGAAATATCTGGAATATATTCACAGGTCAGAAATACAGAGAGAAATAGAGGAAAATAATAGGATTGACCTTGTTGCAAAAAATCGCTGTACGGTATATGACTACAATTATTTCGACCCTAATACAAGTAGAACATATTATGAAGAATCGGAAGAAGAAAGAAATAAGCTTGGAAAGGAGATAGGAGAAATCGCCAGGAAAGCAAGGGAAGCGAGAAAAAATAAGTTTACTGTAGCAAAATACATTCAAGAATATGGAGACTTTGAGTTACCATCTCTATGATGATTATGAAAGCGAAGATGTAGAACTGTACGCGGAACAGATGATACGGGAACGCATAGCGCGTGACGAGAAGCGACGCGAACAGATAGAAAAGGCTTTGGCGAAAGCCGAAAGGACCAGGAAACGGGTAGAAAACAGAAGACGGAAGTATATAAAGACAAACCCTATCCGCGCGAAGTACAAATACCCATTTATATTTGTGACATGTATTTAACGGAGCAACATATAATAACAGTCAATGACAAGAGGTACAAGGATTTAGACCGGATTTGTTTCTTATCTAAGAACTTGTATAACGCGGCTTTGTATATCATAAAGCAAGAATTTCTTGTTTCCGGGAAATGGATAAGGTATGTAGAATTAAGTAAGAAAATGATTGCAGAAAATAATGTTGACTTTAGGGCTATAAGTAGCGCTTCTTCCCAGCAAATTTTAATGGTTTTAGATAGAAATCTGAAATCTTATTTTTCATCCATTAAAGCATGGAAAAGGGATAACAAGAAATTTACCGGATGTCCTAAATTCCCGAAATACAAGCATAAAATAAAAGGAAGAAATATATTTATTTATTCCTATGCACAATTTAAGCATAGAGGAGAATATATTTACTTTCCAAAGAAAGAAGGTCTGCAACCATTGAAAACCAGATGCAAGGAAGGAACGGTTAAGCAAGTCAGATTTGTGCCGAAAGCAGATTGCTATGTAATAGAATTGGTGTATGAATCAGAAGTAAAGGAACAGTTACCGGATAACAATAGATATATGTCTATTGATTTGGGGGTTAACAACTTTGCTTCTATTGTAACGAATACGAGCAATAAGGCTGTTTTGATAGATGGAAAGAAATTAAAGTCTGTCAATCAGTATTATAACAAGAAAAAAGCTAAAGTTCAATCACAATTAAAGAAAACAAATGGAAAGGAAAATTCGAGACGGTTAATGAACCTTACAAGAAAGAGAAACAATAAGGTCAAGGATTATTTGCATAAGGCAAGCAAGGAAATTGTAGGCATGTGCCTGGAAGACAACATAACGACATTGATAGTGGGACATAATGACGGATGGAAACAGGAAGTGAATATGAGTAAAAGAAACAATCAGAATTTTGTTTCAATTCCGTTTGAGACGTTCATATCAATGTTAAGGTATAAATCTGAAAGACAAGGACTAAGATTTGTTGAAATAAACGAATCTCACACGTCGAAATGCAGTTCTTTAGATTTAGAGGAGATAAAACATCATGATAGTTATGTTGGAAAGAGAGTAAAAAGAGGTTTTTTCAGAACAAAGGACGGAATTTTACTCAATGCAGATATAAACGGAGCCTACAACATTATGAGAAAAGTAAAAGGGGATGCAGCAATGCCACCCTATAGAGGGTTTGGGTATAACCCGGTTAAGAAATTTTATTAACAAATAGATATAAATACAAGTTTGTATCTAAATACTTTCAAGTTAAAAGCTTGGTTATTTGACTGATAATGCCTATTTTTACCGTTGTAATTGCAATTTCGTTATAACTTAAAAAGGCATTATTCATGGATAATAATAGAAAAGAAGAGAAAGTGTTCGGACGTGCACAATTTGAACAATTTCTCATTGACAACGACTACGAAGCGTTCACCGCAAAGCAGGTAGCGGCTTTTGCTACTGATGTTTTGAACAAATCGGAAAACAACGAATTGGACGAGTTCGAGAAAGCATGTGCGGCTGCGGACTGGAAATCACTGGAAACGGTTAAAGTGCTGAATGACCTCTACGAGGAAGAACCTATGTTTGTGAGACCCTCACAGGTGGAAGTGATACCAGGAAAGGAAGGTATCTTTAAATCAATGTCCGGGAACCGTGATATGTTGCGATACAAGGAAACCCCTCTAAACATTTTTAAGGGCATAGCCGGAATGTGCGTATCTGATGATATAGAGAAGGCACGGAAGGGCGAACCTATTGGAACGGTCAGAAGCTGGAGCGGAAAGGAATATGTGAAGACCGCGAACGGCTGGGTACAACGCCAGGGAATCAAGACCAAAGGGGCGATAAAGGAAGATGAAAAGTCGAAAGAACCGGAAAAGAAAGAGGATAAACCGAGCGGAAAGAAAACTGGTTATCCCACAGTGGAAGAGCTTGTCAAGTTCGTTGTCTCAAAGAACGGTCAAGACCCTAAAAAGATGGAAGAGATTATCAAAAGACAGTATGAAAAGGTGAAGAGATTGCATCCGAGAGTAAAGGATATTGACAGAGTTGCGGCTCTTGCAATGACATATGATTCCTATTAATTTTAATTCCGTGTGCGATTATGAAAAGGAAAAGTAGAATACGGAATTATATGCTTAGCTTTTATTTCCCTATATTGCTGAGTGTGCCGCTCAGTTTTCCATTGGCGACACAGTTCATAGAAAAATACATTTTTAGGGATTGGGAATTTCTAAAATACCTTATGATTCTTATCGTTGTGGATACACTGGTAAGCTGGGCGTATCATTTGAAGAACAAGGACTTTTCAAGCAAGGGTTTTTCAATGATTATCACGAAGCTTTTCATTTATTCCGCTATTCTGATTGTTTCGCATGTGATGGGGAACTTTACGGTGGAAGGCGGCAATGTGGAGATATACACATGGTTCCGTGCCGTGGTGTGTAACGCGCTTATAATACGTGAATCAATCTCAATCGTGGAGAACGCGGCAAAGGTAAACCCTACTTTGGTACCTCAGAGAATAAGGAAATATCTGTCTGATTTCGACGAATTCGGGGACAAGAAGCCGAAAGATATAAAATAACAAATTTCGTGTTTTAATAACCTAAAAAGAAAAGATTATGAGACTATACAGATTTTTGGACGAAGACAAGAATATTGATGTGACATTGGTAACGGACGGAAGTTGCGACCAGAAGAAAGTGTTCATTACCGAATCACCGCGCGGAATTACCCCTAAAGGAAATGTGACAGACCCGGAAGGCGGTGCCGAGCTTTTGAAGCTTGGTTTCAAATGGAACGTAGGCGAAGCCGTGATGCATGAGGAACTTGTAGCATTTGCGGAAGAAAAGGGTTTGGAATTGATTATCGACCCCCAGGGATTGAATGAAATTGTTGCGGTAACGGCAGAATGGAACGATGCAGATGCGTGTGTAATCACCATTAAAACAAGTGTTCCGGCAAAGAAGGATGTCGATATCTATTTCCCCAATAGCGTAGATTTGCAGGAAAGCGCAGAAAGATTTGGAGTAATCAGAGGAGACCGCAAGACCATTGCTACCAAAGTTATGTCCGGAAAGCCTATGGCGTTTACGCTGGCTGACCTTGGTTTGGATGCAAAGGAAGATTTGAACGTGGTTGTAATGACAGATAACAATACATGGCGCGAAGAACTCGTAGCTGAAAACAACTAAAGGGATTATGCTACGGTTATTGTTTACAACAGAAGATAATGTCCACCAAATGACCGTCGTAACTGACGGTATCGACAGTCAGATGAAGGTTTTCGTGACGGAAAGCCTCTATGGTGACGTGGAATATTATAAGGGGCTGGGTATCGTGATTGAACCCGGACACACCTATAATATCGGACAGTTCAAGGAATGGGCGTTTAAGGCGCTTGTTAAGCTTATCTCATATCCGGAAGGATTCGGAGAAGAGGGCGCGGTATTGTCGGACGTGCAGGAAGTTGTGGAATACGTATTGGAGACTAAAGAACCTACACTTAATTTCCCTGCAAAGGGAGGTGATGATATGTGCGTGGTGACGTCTTCAAAACAGACATTCAAGAACGGACAGCCAGTAGGACACCCGGAAGGCGTCCCGGTTACATTCTCAATATCTGGGGCAGGATTCAAGGTTGACGGTGGAGGACAAGTAACGGTTGACGAGAACCCAAACAACACGGCAAGAAAAGCGGTAGTGACGGTTAAACAGAATGAAAGCGGAAAGACATTGCAGATTACATGCAACCAGGCTGCATCTACTGTAACCTACGAATATGCGCTTACAGTAGACCCGACAGCGGTAACGTTCGACGGTGCAGGAGGCGAAAAGCTTGTCACTGTTACTTCTACAAGAACAAAAGTTCTGAACGGGGTAAAACAGCAGGCAGAAAGCTATCCTACGGACATAGAGCTTGCAGGTGTGGGATTCAGCTATGAAGTGAGCGGAAACAACTACAATCTGAAAGCCGAGGAGAATACCGGGACCTCACAGAGAACAGGAAAGGCAACCATTTCACAGGAAGGCGGAAAGACCGTACAGATGAACTTGACACAGCTTGCAGCTACGGTGACGTATGACTATGCGCTTACAGCCAACTCACAGACCATACAGTTTGTAGCGCTTGGAGAAACGAAGAGTTTACAAGTTGTTTCAACAAGACAGAAAAAAGTTAACGGTAAACCGTCTGGTGATGTCGAGAAGGTAGATACGACTGCACAGATTACCGGAACCGGATTTAGCCAGACTTCATCTGAAACATCTAATGGAGAGAATTATAGCATAGTGGCGGCTGAAAATAAGGCAGAAACAGCTAATAACGGTTCTATTACCATTACACAGACTGGAAGTAACAAGACGGTAAAGGTTACGTTAACACAGCTTGCAGCGACAGTTACCTATGAATATACATTGACTACAGACCCGACAACACTTTCATTTGCAGCAGCAGGAGAAACAAAGATATTCGGTGTTTCAAGCAAGAAGCAGAAGAAAGTGAACGGGAAGAATGACGGTTCACCTATGACGGTTGACTACACTACTGTAGTGAGTGGTACGGGATTTACCAAGGGTTCTACTGAATATTCTGTATTGGCGGATGCAAATACTGGCGCACAGCGTACCGGAACGGCAGTTGTTACGGCAGTAGAAGGAGGAAAGAAAGCGACGGTAAACCTTACACAATTGGCTGGAGAATAAAAATTGTTTACAATGGGAAAGAGAAAAGGAAAGATAATACAAAAAGCGGAAAAGCCGGATTTGGTTGCAAGTCTTTCGAGTTTGTCCATTGAAGAGATAGACAGGCTGCAAAAGGCTGCACCTATGGCATTCCAAAGCAAATTGCAGGCTGCGTTAAACTCAAACGATGCAGGGGAGATAATGAAGGCTAATTTGTATCTGGGAGAAATCAATAGACAGCCTACAAAAATTCAGTCTGTTTTCTTTGACCCTAACGACATATCCGGTAACGGAAGAGGATTCAAGGATTCTAAAGGGGTTCTGTCCTTTTCCGTATTGCGCCGGATGGGGGACATTCATATAGTGAAAAGTATCGTGTCTACACGCGTGGAGCAGATAATGAACTTTATGGACTTTTCGGAAGACGAGCAAAAGGAAGGCTTCACAATCAGAAAAAAGAAGAGCCTTTTTTCTACCGGGGATGAGAAATTGACAAACGAGGACAAGAAAAAGATTTCAAAGATAGTTGATTTCCTGGAAAAGGGAGGATGGACGGACAAATGGGACAATGTGGACAGTTTGCAGGAATTTGTAAGTAAAATAATGTCGGACAGTCTCACATTAGACCAGTTGGCATTTGAGATGGTGCGCAACAGAATGTGGGAATTGCAGAAATTCCGCGCTGTGGACGCTTCTTTGATACGTTTTCTGGATAGTGTAGACCCAAGACAAAGGGAAGGTTTCGAGCAGTACAGATTCAAGGGGCATTTGCCGCGTTACTGTATGGTATGGGAAGAGATGATTCTGCATAACCCTATAACGAAGGAACCGATATTGTATTATCCGTGGGAGCTTGGTTTCGGCATCAGAAACAAGACGTCTGATGTGAGAAGAAACGGGTATGGAGTATCGGAATTGGAAACGTTGGTTGAGATTATAACCTGGATATTATGGGGTCTGACTTATAACGGAAATTTCTTTAAAAACGGGTCTCAGCCTAAAGGGTTTATCAATATAAAGAACCCTAACATATCAAATAGTACATTGCAGGAGTTTAGGCAGGCATGGACGCAAACAATGGTTGGTGTTAATCAGAGCCATAGAACACCAGTAATAAACGGTATTGATTTGGAATGGATAGACTTGCAAAAACTCAGTAATAGGGATATGGAGTTTAACGAATGGACTAAATTTCTTATTATTATGGCATGTTCTGTATATCGTATAGACCCGTCCGAACTTGGATTCAATTTCAAGGAAAGTCAGCAGATATTCGGACAGGACGGACAACGAGAAAGATTGAAGCACAGCCGTGAAAAAGGATTGAAGCCTTTATTGATATTCTTGCAGGGCGTCATTACAAAGTACATTGTGAGCGAGTTGGATGAAAACTACGAGTTTGCATTTACAGGAATAGAGGTGGAAGACGAAGAAGCACAGGTAAAACTGGATTCTGAAAAACTGAGTAGCGGCATGGTTGCCATGCAGGATATATTCAAGAAGTATAACGGAAGGGATTTTGACCCGGAAAAGGACATCATTCTTAACCAGGTGTACCAGGGGATGAAACAGGCAGAAGAACAGAATAAAATGTTCGGAGCTTCACAGCCTGGACAGCAGCCGGAAGGTGTACCGGAAGACGAGGAAGACCCGTTCGCACAATACAAATCGTTTAACGATAATCCTATAATGAAACCAGCAGTTGACTATTATTTAAAAAATCTTTACAAATAAGGAATTATGGAAAGTTTCGATGATTTAAAGTTAGAAAGATATATAAACAAGGCTCTTTTGGAAAAGAGTTTGGGAAGACCAGAAATGTATGACGGGTTTCTGGAGATTGCGAAGGCACAACAAGGTGTGTATGTGAACAACGCGGTAAACCGGAAGCTTGGTATTGTTGGATTGCCATACAAGAAAAGAAAAGCTACGGAGGAAGAGAAAGCCGACTTAACCAAGACAACGGAAGACCTTTATAAGGAAGGTAGTGCGTGGAAGCGAGACAGACAGATTAAAGTGCATAACAAAATAAAGTCCGAATATCGGAAGAAAATGATATTTGAGACCAAACCGAGTGCTTATTTAATGCTTGGAGGTGGTGGTTCTGGGAAAGGGTATTATCTTAAGAAGATGAAAGAGAAAGACCCGTCTATAGACAAGTTGCCCGTTATTGACGTGGACGATATGCGCGACATGATACCGGACTATGAAAGAGTGAAGGGGATAGACCCGAAGAAGGCATCTTCTTATGTGCATGAGGAAGTGTCGGATATAGGAAAGCAGATTGATAAAGAATATCTTCACAAAAAATCTTCTTTTATAAAAGACGCTGTTTTTGGAAACCCGGCAAAACTTGAAAAACTTGTTGACGAATTGAAGGCACAAGGTTATGATGTTCATTTGGTAGGAGTGGCAACTGATTTTGATACGGCTTTGGATAGAATACAGAAACGTTTTGAGAGAACAAAACGATATGTTCCTACAGAAATAGCGAGAAAAGGACATAAAGGCGCGTCCGAATCTTTCAAAAAGGTTATAGAAACTCCATTGAAAGATAAATTCAAGTCCGTTAAATTGTATGACGGAAATTCCGATAACGGAGTGATTTATGATAATAAAGTGTTAAATCAAAAAGAACTTGATAGGTTTCTTAAAAAAATAGACTTATAAATTTGTTCAATTCTGAACAGTTTTATATATTTGCATAGAAACTTAAAGAAAGGAGTAAAATTATGGCAAAGAAAAAGTACGGAATTGATATGACGGCTGACGAGTGGTTCGAGATTGAAGAGCGCGGAATGGGTGAAGGTTGGACGATGGAAGAGATTGCAGCGATGGGTCCAGAAGGAAGAGAGGATTACAGAAACGCGCCTTCAAATCCCTATTTCCCTGCACCGGATATGTCAATGTGGGACGAATCGTTGTACGACGGTTACAAAATTAAAGGTAAGAAATGACGTCCGATGAATGGTTCGAGATTGAAGATAATAGTATAGGAGGGAAATGGACTATGGAAGAGGTTGCAGCTTTAGGACCAGAAGGAAGGGAATTTCATAGAAACGCTCCGTATAATCCTTACTTTCCGAAACCAGATATGTCTATTTTTAACGAAGACCTTTACGACGGTTATAAGATAAAGGAAAAGAAGAATGCCGGAAAAGAAAGTTGATGGTATAAGAACCCCTTTGGTATCGCGTCTTATTGGAGTGAAAAGACACGTGAAAGACCCTATCAGATACCCGAAAATACAATGCGGTTATGAAGGGCTTGCACAGACCATGTTCGCTACACAATCGGACGCGATGATAAAGGAGCTTATAAAAGAAATGATAAAAACGGTTGAAAAATGATATTCACACCGGAAGAGATACAAAAACTGTATGATATAATAGACTACCGTCTTGCAAGGATTGTAGCCGATGTAATGGGGGATGAACTGTTGACACCGGAAGACAAGTCCTTGTTAAGGCGGTATGGCTATAAATGGAGGAGGGAGATAGAAAAGTTACCACCCTATTTCCAATCCTATCTGTTTGGGAGATTGAGTGCGCAACTCACGCCAGCACAATTATCAACACTCAATTTTGACGATTTCACAAAGTATATAGACCGTCACCAATGGGCGGTTCTTACATCCATGGAAAAGGAAGTGTATTATGCGGCAGCAACACGCACATACTCTTATATAAAGACGATGGGAGAACGGGCCAAAACGATAATGTCTAATGCCGTGTCGGAAGAAGAGGTGAAAGCCCTTGTGGAGAAACAGAGACAACTGGAGCTGGGAACGATAAAGAAGGAGATGATAGAGGGTGTCTTGAAAAAGAAGTCCGTTCAGAATATTGTCAGCAATATAGGACATTCCCTGGAAGACTGGAACCGTGATTGGGGACGTATAGTGGAAACCGAGATGCAGAACATCTATCAGACTGGGGTAGCCCAGCAGATAATGAAGGAGCAGGGGGCGGACGCACTTGTATATAAAGAGGTATTCAGTGGAGCATGCCAGCACTGTATAAAGTTTTACACCACGGCAGGGATAGGAAGCAAACCGAGGATATTCAAGCTTATAGACCTTATAAGCAATGGGGACAATATAGGGAGGAAAGTTAAAGATTGGAAACCAGTGTTAAATAGTGTTCACCCTTTCTGCCGTTGTGACCTTAGGGAGGTACCTAAAGGTATGGTTTGGAATGACGAGACGCATTCGTTTGAACCGCCTAAAGAACCATACAAGAGACAGATAGAGAGAAAAAGTAAAGTAAAAATATATGTTGGAGACAAAGTGTTTGAGGTATGATTTTCGGATATAAGGGAGATGTAGAGGTTCTGACCCTACGGAAGACAAGGGTAACAAAGGAACGTGTCAAGGAAAGCACGGAAGAGGTGGATGTGTACAACTGGGAGATTGTCCCGGTACGTCTGGACCAGATAAAGGAGGACGAGTATGTATTACTCTATTGTATGATGAACGATACAAACCTATTCAAGAAGGGCGTAGAGTGTACCGATTTCAAAGGGGAGATGGAAAATGTTGTATTGGAAAGAGGGATAGTAATTTCCGTATGTGAAGACGCAAAACATCTCGCGTTCACTATGCCTCATCAAGTGATGATACCGCTTGTTGATGAAAAGACATTCGATGAATGGACTGATGAAGATTGTTTCGGAGTAACCAGGGGAAGCAGTCGAAGAAGTCCCGATAAAGAGATAGAACAGGGGGATGTGGAGGAATATGTAAAATTCTACAATGATAATCCGGAATATATGCACATGGGAGCAGGAACGATGAAGATAAAGGAAAGAGGTTTATCCTTGTATGAAGGGAAACTGTATAATATAGAGGCTGGTCCGGAATATGCGCTTATAACAAAAGAAGGTTTGTTTCTGAAAACTGAACATTGATTATGGGAGAAGGAGGATTCAACACCGGGTTTGTGGAGATAAGGACGCTTGAAGGCGAAAAGTTCCTAAAGGATATAAGGATTAATGAAGCCGTGAAGACAAGACATTCCTATACGCTTGTGGAAGGCTTGCATGTACGCGAAATGAAACCGCAAGAATCAGTGTATAACATCTATTTTAATGCAGGCAAGGAAGGTGTTCTTAACAGGATTTCGGGCGAACAAATGGTATGGACGTATGGAAAGAACTATCTTGTTCCGGTAAAAGTAAAGGAATTGAACATTTCCGACAGAATTGTTCTGTATGGGAACAAGAGGGGTAGGATTGACCGGATAGAAAAGGTGGAGACACTTAACAGGTATTTTTATAAGCCCGAATTGAAGAAAAACACTTCCTATTATATTGATAATGTCTGTATTTTTGGATAGATTGTGCAAATTTCGTATTTTAGCAAAAAATTTGTAGCTATGAATTTAAAGAAATTATTTCATTTACAGACAGCAGAACAAAAGGTGTCTGAATACAGGGAGTTGCTGAGACGCTCCGAAAAGATAGAAGCAAGAACAGAAGAGCTTGCAAACGAATTTGCCGAAAGAAGCCAGGTATTGAAAAGCTTCTCCCTGCTTGACAAGGACGAAAGAGAGATTTCGGAAGAGAAATACAACGAGTTCTTGAAGGAACATACTTCACGGGTTGCACAATTGCAGAAAGACAGGGACAAGGTTTTCAAGTCCATTGCCGCATTCCAGAAAGACGAAGATATAGCGGAAGCCATTGCGGATGTATATGCAGTTCATGTAGCAAAGAAAGCATGGAAAAGTAAGAAGCTTTCCAAAAGCGCATACGATGATATCATGAAGGCAAAGACCGGGGTAGTCAAGTATGCGGACGTGCTTTTGTTCAGAGGCAGTAAGTTGCTTATCTTACAGAGAGCAGGGGAACACATGAACTATACATCCGATTGGTGCATACCTGGGGGACATGTTGACGAAGGAGAAGATTTCCGTACAGCCGCACAAAGAGAGCTTTTCGAGGAGACCGGGATAGACGTTCCGGAAGATACTCTTATGGAGGTCGGTGTAGCTAAAACGAAGAATGCGGAAATCCATTACTTCATGGGACACGTCGACGATGAATCCCCGGCTTTTGTGGTGGTTGACGGTGAGGAAGAAATCGGAAGTATGTGGATTGACCCAGTTACCGAACTGGAAGACTACGATTTCATCTTTGACATGAAAGACAATATCAAGAAGATTTTGGGCTTGGAAGTGAAACCCAGCCCGGTAGAAATCGTGATGAAGGCTTTCCAGGAAGGAAAAGTAACGGAAGATGTGGTAAAGTCCGTGTGTGGGAAATATCCTAAAGAGATACGGAAAGCGAACAACAAGACCGATTTTTCACACAGTGAAAGAAAGGACCTTGCAAAGAAAGGCGAGGCAATGCCGAATGGGAAATATCCTATCAGAAACAGCCAGGATTTGAAGGACGCTATCAAGTTGTCCGGTGCTTCTGATATGCCGAAAGAAAAGGTGCAGGCATGGATTAAGAAACGCGCTAAAGAGCTGGGTCTTGAAAGCGAATTGCCGGAAGAATGGAAAAGTAAGGAAGTTGAAAAGACGATGGACTGTAACGATGCGAATGCCATTTGCAAGGAAGATTTGGACGACAAGCCAAAAGGCCCGGAAGGTGACGGAATAGCAAAGAACGCGGAAACGGAAACTACGAACGAAGAAGCGAACAGCGAGGAAATAGAGAAGTCGGAAGATGGACTGACGGTTTCTATGAAGTTTTCTTCTGTGGAAGACGCGATGATATTCAAAAGTGTTATTTCCGAAATGATTCAAGAGGGGAAGGTGAAAGCTGATGTACTAGAAAAGGCAAAGAAGGAGGACAGTATGTATACGGTGTTTGCCGATTTCGCTAATTTCCTGGAAGGCGTTAAGACGCGTTCAAAAAATGTGCATTGGAAAGAGGAAGACAATGCCAAGCACAAGTATCTGGACGATTTGTTAGAGGAGCTTTCCGACTATGAAGATAAGATAATGGAAGCCGGACAAAGCGGTTTCGGCCGTTTCAAGGACGGGGAGATAAACGGTGAAGAAATAGAGGTCAACGACCCTATAGAATTGGTTGACCTTATTATAGACCGCACAAGGGAATTCTATTCCAAGCTTGACAATAACCCCGAATATGCCGGGGAAAAGTCGTGGGTGGAAGATTTTATGGCAACACTCAAACAGACGAAGTATCGTTTACAATTACATTAATTGTTGGGGAGGGGTGTAATCACCCCTTCTTTTTTATTAAGGAAAGAGTATGAAAAGAGATATATTGAAAAGCATGTTGTGTGATAAGCTGGAAAAGGCAGTGTCGCACAAGTATGTACGGAAGGAGCCGGACGGAAAAGGCGGTTTTCGATACATATACACCGAGAAGGAAAGAGAATCGACAAACCAGGTCATTAACAGAAGCGGTGACAAGTCCATAGAGAAGACCGGAACGAACCCGGCAGCAGTTACCAAGGGGTTAAAAGCATGGCTGAACAAGAATAATATAGACTACGATTACAATAAGGCGAAAACAACTGCGAGCAGCTATTTTAAATTTGAGACAGGGAAAGGAAGCTATGAGATACGTGTTTCCAATCATACCAAAGCGAATGCAAACGATAAGGGAGGTATAGATATCCAGCTCTACGATTTAAACGACGGGTTTAGTGTTGATATAGATACGGCATACGGGTTCACTTCCAAGGATATACAGAATATCATCAAAGACGCTGAAAAGATAAACGGGGAAGTCCACAAGAACGAGAAGTTAAAGAAGATGCTGGAGGACGAAACCCTATTGGAGAGATTCTATAATGAAAGATATATACCTTCCAAGCATACAAAGTTTATTGAGGATGCTGTTAACAGTATCGGAATAGAAGAATCGGAGTTTGGGATATTGGGAGATATCGTAGACAATATGTTCGACCAAAGTTTACACAAAAGCGGTGTATATAAAAAGATGTCCGAAGAAAGGGAAAAGAAGATACAAGAACAAAAGGAGAAAGAGGCGAAAGAAAAAGAAAGTAAGAAGGAGAGAAGGGATAAGGTGATGGAAGAATTGAGCAACCATATATTCAAGCAAGAAAGTTCGACCACACCACCGGAAAAGTTCGAGAAGATTGTACAAGAAAGAAGTAACGGAAGGGCAAAGGGCTTTACGGTAATCGGAGAACTGGGAGAAGGAGACAGAAAGAAATATTTCTATGAGTGGGCGTACCCAGTGCCGGAAGGCAAAAAGAACTACACCAAGCCTTCTGATAAGTTCGTAGATAATTACCTAAAAAGCAAGGAGTGAATAAATTTTGCATAAAGTTTGTCTATTTGCATAATAATTCATACATTTGAATCGGTAAATACGTAAATAAATTTTTATTCAGTGTAAACAACTGATTATAAGATATTTACATAAAGATGTTTATTTTAATCCGTTGTATTTCAGATTATTAAAAGATGTTTGAAGTAGATTCAAAATTTAATTTTTTCACAGAAGCAAACTTTGAAAAATCAGATTTCAACCCTATGGATTACGCGGTAGGTGATGATAGAAGATACGAAAAAATGATTTTTGAAGGTTTGGCATCCGATTCTTCCATAGATTCGGAGGATGAATCTATGAATCCCAACGGATTTGTAATAGACCGCTTTTTAAAACACGGTCTAATCAATTTAGACCATTTGCCATCACGAAGCCCTATCAATAAATCAAGGTTCTGGATAGGGCACCCACTGGATGCTTATGTAAAGAATAACAAGTTTTATGTACGTTGTCAGTTGTGGAAAAAATCTCCGGAAGCAAGAGCCTTTTATGACAAGGCACTTGAAATGCTTGCAAGCGGCACCGACCGGAAGCCAGGTTTCTCCGTTGAGGGGAGAGCGCTGGAAAGAGACAAGAACAACCCTAAAAAGGTAACGAAAGCGCTTATCACAAACGTAGCAATGACAATGACACCCGTAAATGCAAATTCGTTTGCCGATATAGTAAAGGGCGTGCAGACAGTAGATTTCGTGGAGAGCAATAAAGAAGAAATTAGCAACGGTTCCAATAACGTTCTTGTAGAGCTACAGAAGGACGGATATAATATAAAGATAGACAAGTCTTTCAACGTTACCATTAACCCTATCATAGTGGAAAGAGACGAAAGATTTCAAGAGCTTTATAGATATTATCTGAACGGCAATGTAGGATTGAACGTTATAAAGGACTATTTGAGAACCGTTAATAAATAAGTTTGTACACAATTAAAAGTTTAATAAAGATGGACGAAAAATATTTGAACGACCCTATCGTATCTCTGATGAAGTCTATGGGATTTTCTGATGAGTACATTATGGCGAACGTGAAAATCGAAAAGTCTGAAAACGGAGCAGCAGCAGGAGACCATGAATCCGAAACCAAAGAGGAAAAGGATATCAACAAGCTGGAAAAGGAAGCCGTGAAGGACGAAGAAAAGGTGAAGGAAGACGAAAAGAATACTGCTGAGGATAAGAATGCAGAAAGCGAAAAGGTGGAGAAATCCGACAAGGAAGACATCATGAAATCTTTGGGTTCTGTATTCGCACCTCTGATGGAGAATTTTCAAAAGTCTATTGACAAGTTCCAGGAAACAGTGGACGGTATCAACGACAAGTTGGACAAAATGTCTGGCGTTACCCCCATGTTCCGTTCAGAAGGACTTAACAATATGACAGCTATTCAGAAATCTTTCGAGGAAAGAAAGGACGAAGCAGGTAAATACGAAGTTAATGTAGTGAAAGACAGACCTATGGCCGTAAAGCTTATTGAAAAGTCTTTGGAAGAAGCGCCGGAAGATATCGCTAAGTCACTGGAAAGTGATGCACTTGCATACCTTATCAATTCGGACGCTGAAACAGTAGGTGAAAATCTCGCACGTTACATGTACGAAAAGAATGGTGTAAAATTCGTGAAATAAACTCTATTAAATAAAAAGAATATGGATTTGTATAATTATAGCAATCAAAACGGTACTGGCGATGTACTGGACGGCATGGATTCGGCAGAAATCTTGAAAGCGATGGAAGCAGGTCTTAAGACCGGAATGCAGTATAACAACGAAATCAACAATGGTGGTGGTCTGAAAGTTGAATCCCTGGATTCAGTCTTGAAGATTCTGGGCAACCGTATGAACCAGTTGGTTTATTACATGGAAATGCCTAAACATAAGATTGACAACACTGTACACCAGTACAACCAGTTGTACAAGTATGGTGAGGAAGTCGGTATTTTCAATGCAGAAGGTGAAACTCCGCAGGAAACCGATTCTCAATACAGACGTAAATCAATCGTAACCAAGTTCATGGGTGTTTCCGGACAGGTTACACATCCAGGAATGTTGGTTAAATTGGCTGGCAATATGGACATGTATCAGAAAGAAGTCGAGAATAAGACTATCTTTCTGAGTACCATTATCGACACACGTCTTGTTGACGCTGATTCTTCTTGTGTAGCCGAGCAGTTCGACGGTGTTTTCCGTCAACACATGTTGGGTATCAACGAAATGGATGGCGGTACGGCAGAAGGCAAGACTTCTGAACAACTGTTAGACGGTTACTTCAACAGCCCGGCAGTTATCGACGCACAAGGTTCTGTGTTGAATGACAACTTGATTCAAGACGCTGCAAACGTTGTAGTGAACGTTTATAACGGTTATATCGACCGCATCATTTCTAACCCGATTGTGTTTAACAACTACGTTAAGATGTTCCACGAAAGCAAGCGAGTTATCGTAGGTCTTGCAGCTTCTGTAACTGGTGCTACTATGGGTCAGTCTGTAAATGATGTTACAACCCAGTTCGGTAAGATTAACATTAAGAACGACCGTTTCTTTGACGAACGCAAACCTATTATGGTAGGTAAGGGTGCAACAAGTGCTAAAGCCCCGGTTACACCGACAAATGGAACAGAGATTGCAGTAAAATCCGCAGACACAAAGACCAACTTCGGACAGCATGCAGGTTCTTATGGCTACTTGGTAACAGCAAAGAATCGTTATGGTGAATCCGCACCTCTGAATATCACATTTGCTGGCGCCAAGACTGTAGCCGCTTCTGATTCAGTAGAATTTGGTTTTACCGCTGGCGTAGGTGGTGCATTCCCTGCTACTTGCTTTGTGGTATACCGTACCAAGAAGAATGCGGTTCTGAATGCAAACACCGAATACTATCCTATCTTTGAGGTTCCGGCTTCACAGATGGCAACAGGTTATGACGGTGCAGCCGCAAATTGTGTACGTGACCGCAACCGCATCATTGCAGGTACCAAGTCAGCTTTGGTATACTACAATGACAGTCAGATTAACGAATACTTGCAGTTTGCAGACACCATGAAGATGGACTTTGCCGTTACATCTCCGAGCAAACGTTTTGCAATTTTGAACTACGGTACCCCGGTATTGTATCAGCCAGCAAAGATTGTACGTATCGTTAACATTGGTGAGGAAGGCTTGTAATTAGCTTGATATAAATTTATAGGTTTAAAAAGTGAAAAGTGAAAGGGAGGGAGTAATTGAACTCCTTCCCTTTTTGTTTAAAAATTTTGTATTATGGAAAAAGTGATTTTAAAAAGTCGGGTGTATAACAACCATAGAATTGTACTTAATGGTGGCCCGGTACAGTTTGTTAACGGTAGAGCGGAAGTATCGGAAGAACTCTATCAAGAAATAGTAAGCCGTAAACTTCCCGATATTTACAAGGAAGGTGAGGAACCGGAATTCAAAACACGCCTTGAAGAAAAACTTCGTTCGGAAGTGAAAGAAGGGAACAAGGAATATGAAGAGGAAATAAAACGTCTTAAGAATATCGTCGAGGCACAGAAGGTTGAAATTTCCAAGAAAGAAAAGGAAATTGAAGTATGGAAGAAATGCGTTGAGGACTTGAAGGCAGGAAACAAGGAGACGCAGACAGTAGCCCCCGAACCGGAAACAAAGCAGGAAGTCTCTATTAAGGAAGAAGAGGACGACGAGGTAAAGACGGCTCTTAAGAAAATGAAGGTTGACGAACTGAAAGAACTTGCAATGACAGAAGACGGAGGTTCTTTCAAGGAAGAAGACCTTAAAGGCAAAAAGAAAGAGGAAATTATAGATATGATTTTGTCTAAATAAAAATACTTTACAAAGATGGGTCGATTGACGTTTACGATAAAATACAAGAAAAATTCCGGACTTGTGCTGTCTGTAGCCGAGATATGGCAGACATACTTATACGGAATAACCATTGACGGAGGGCAGGGAGCATCATTTACGGACGAATCTATGCGCTCCTATATAGAATCAGCACAAAGAGAGGTTGAGAATTGGTTCAATTTGAAATTTGTAAAGCAGTTAATCGACCAGTCTTTGACTTATTACCAAAAGGACTATTGGCAGCAATTCCCTATATTGTTCCCGTCATATCCGGTAAGGGAGCCGTTAAGCATGATTGGGATGCTCAATAAGATAGAGCAGATTATATACCCCCAAGGATGGCTGTCATGCGAGTATGACAGTGGTATGGGACAAGGGAAAAGAAGGCTGAGTGTTGTTCCTACAGGGTCTTCCACGACACAAGGAAATGCGGAAATAATATTGACAGGCATAACGTCTCAGATTGGTATGCAGCGTTTCCAGTATATACCGGATTATTGGAGGGTACAGTATATAACCGGATGGGATGTGGACCAGATGCCTATGGACTTGATTAATCTGTTGGGAAAACTTGCATCATTCGGGCCGCTTAACATAGCTGGAGATTTGGTTCTGGGTATTGCAGGCGTTTCTGGACAGTCTTTAAGTATAGACGGATTAAGTCAAAGCATAAGCACAACGGCTTCTGCGACATCTGCCGGGTATTCTGCACGATTGATTCAATATCAAAAAGAGATAAAGGAAACGGTAGGAAGGTTGAAGTTGGTGTATGACGAGGTTAAATTTGCAGTATTTTAAGTTATGGGAGAAACAAGAAATATATTACAGTCTCCATCTTCTGGATTGAGTAATTTCCGACCGGAATTTTTCAAATCGGAGTTCGACCAGGCGATACAAGCCAAAGGTTACGATGTGGAGATAATGCGCGCTTTACGTTGCCCGTGTCATGGAAAAGAATCTGCACTGCCAGACTGTCAGAATTGTTTCGGTACCGGATATTTCTATGTGAATGCGATACATACGAAAGCACTGATAACAGGGATTAATTTTACCGACAAATACAAATCATGGAGCCAGGAGCTTTTAGGTACAATGGCGGTAACAGTGAGGGATATAGACAAGGCGAATTTATCCTATTATGACAGGATTTCTTTCAGAAATGAAATATCGTATTTTTCTGAAAATCTCCCTATAAGATACGATGATATGGGACAGCCGTTTGTGTTCACTACATACAAGCCAGTACAAGTATTGGCTATGTATCTGTTCGAGGCTTCAAACAAGCCTCTCATAAAGACGGACAAGGGACATATAAGCGACGTTAGCCCCTATTGTATCATATTGGACATGGAGATAGACGCTTTGCCCGAAAATGGTTTTGTGTCGGTATATTACAAACATAATCCGGAATACCATGTTATAGACTTGCCACATGAGATACGTGCTTCGTGGGCAACCGACAAGAAAAGCGGACAACTCAATAAGATAGAGCTTCCGGTTCAAGCCATTGTAAGAAGAAGCCATCTTATAGCGATGGAGAAGCCTAATTTTGACGGTAGCGGTGTGATATATAATGAAGATGTGTAAAAATTTGCTTTTTTGATGAAAAGTGTTTAGATTTGTACAAATTTAAATATTTTGTATTGTGAGAGCAAAGAAAGTTTTGGAAGTCCTGGGTATAAGCCGGGCAACATTATCCAATTATGTAAAGGAAGGAAGGATAAAGACCCATAATTCCGCTACACAATGGATAGATTACGACGACGAATCCGTATATGCGATTGCATCTAAAGGACAAAGAAAGAATGTAATATATGCAAGGGTTATGAATAAACATAACCTTAACAAGCATATAGAAGCATTGGAAAGGTATTGCAGGGAAAACGGACTGCACGCCAAAGATGTATATAAGGACGTGACGTTTAACGTTACATTGGCGCAAAGAAAGGGGTTCAACAAGTTGTTGGACGACGTGATATCCTATAAGATAGGAACGGTAGTAACACTGAGCCGGAAAAGTCTGTCGGGAACGGACAGTGATTTTATAGAGATGTTGTTTGCAAAGTTTGGGTGTGATGTAAGGTATATAACGGAAGAGTAGGATGTTACCTCTATATGTTGACATATCGGAAACGGTTGCGGAATTCGCGTTGACACCACAAGAAGCGGAATTCCTTGGAACACGTCTTGTTGATGATGTTGTAAAGGAATATATGCGAAGATGGAATGCGCTTGTGGATTCTGAACTGCATCAGACACGGGGTATATATCGGTCTGCAATGCAGGTAGACCGGACTTCCGCCACATCTGTAGAATTTGTATTGTCTGCAAGGGCGGCAGGTCCTCTTCCTATGATGCTGGAAGAGGGTGCGACACCGTTTGACGAGAAGATAGGGTTCCAGCGTTCGGACAAGGCAAAGATAAAGAAGGACGGTTTAGGATGGTATCTGACAATACCGTTCAGACACGCCACACCCGGAGCAATAGCGGAATCCGGAATATTTAGCTCTGTTATGCCTAAAGATGTGTACGATATGGCACGTAATGCAGGAGGACAGCCGTTGAAGCTTGCAGACTTGCCGATAAGCCAACAAGTAAAGGGAAGCCGGAAGGAAATAAATATACCCGGACTGAACGTACCGGAATACATGCACAAGTCAGCAAAATATGAAGGTCTTGTAAGGGTTGAGGCTCGAAGTTCAGACCAGGAGAAGAGAGGTCAGTATATGACATTCAGAAGGGTTAGTGACAAGTCAGACCCTACAAGTTGGTTCAATGGCGGTATAACGGCCAAAAAACTTATGGACAGGGCTTTGGAAGAGGCTCAGATAGAATATGTTGCCGAAATGGCGATAGACGAGGCATTAAAACGAATTAAAGGACTATGATTGAAATTGTGAAAGTAAAGCAGTTTATAGTATCAATATTGAACTATATACCGGAAGATTACAGACTGCACCAGGGAGACGAACAGAATACCTTCCTATACAGACTTCTTAACGGAATGAAGGAAGGGAATTTTGATTTTTACGACCAGGCGAAGAAATTGTTTTTAAGGGGAATGACAAACCCCCGTAATTTAAGGGTGTTGTTTGAGTTTCCGAAAGACAATACCGGATTGCCAGCCTATGTAATAAGGGAACCGGGTGCAGACCCAGGAGCAACCAATTCCATAGGAAAAATGAATGGACAGATATACGATGGCGGTGCATGGCAGATAAGAGACAGCCGTTTCCATAACTTTGAGATAATGTGTCTGTCGGACAACATGCTGGAAAGTATAATTATGTCGGAAGTTTTGTATGCGTTGATAATGGGTTCCTACAACTGGCTTTCTACCCAATATGATTTGGTAGAGGTGAGGATAACGGAATTAATGACAAATCAGAATGTACTGCCTATTCCTATATTCATAAAGTCAGTAAGGCTTGACTTGACTTTAGACCAGATTGTAGGAACACTGGTAAACGAAGAATTGCTTAACAAGATTGCATTTGAGGATGCAGGAATAGCAGCCGAAAAATGGGGTGCGAACAATTATAGTAGGGATTATGAATTGCCCGGTGTAGAATCGGACATTGACAAAATTGTTACGAAATAGTTGGTATAAGGAAGGAAATTGTTTACCTTTATACCGAAAATGTATGAATGTAAGGATTTGATAGGGAAGTTCTTGCAGAATTTCGTGGACTAATAAAAGAAAAATAATATGGCATCAACGTTTATTTTCAACGGTCGCCAGATTTCCTTACCAGGTGTTTACTCCACTATTGTAAGTGGGGAAATGAACCCGGCACGAAATCTTGACTATGGAAAAGTCCTTATTATTGATACAGGAAAGTATTCAGCCGGATTTGGTGGCGGTGCTGGTATCAATGGCGAGAATGCGCAGGGACAGAACGCTATCTATACTTTCGACAATATCGCGGATTTTCGTGCTTTCATGAAGGGAGGTCTTTGGTGGAGAGTTGCCGAAGCTCTGTTTGCACCAGACCCTTCAAACCCCGATGCAGTAGGAATTTCCGAACTTGAATTTGTTCGTGCAGCAACAACTACAGGTGCAAAAATGACGTTTGCGACGGCAGCAGGAGGCACGTTTGCGGTAAAAACATTGGACGAAGGTTTGGTAGCCAACGGTTCGTTATTGAACGACGAGTTATTAACAAAGGGTTACGGTATGAACTTTATCGCAGGACGCGAAGACGCTACCAAGTGGATTTTGCAGTTCTGGAGAGGTACATATACCGGAACATACAGCGACGGTTTACCCTACGGAGACATCACGCAGGAAAACAGTGACCCCGAACTTGTTCTTGAATCACCGGAATTCAAGAATATGCAAGAACTTGTGGATTGGGCACAGAATGATTCTAATTTTGCTTTGGCGTTCGTACTTGATTCAACTACCAATGTAGAAGGAAATGGTGAGATTACCGAAGGAGACATTACAACGGCACTGGATGGTAAGACTTATATTCTGGCGGTAGGAGGTACAGAAAGTTTCGACATGGACGACTTTAACGCTGTACTGGACCAGATTGTAGGTTTGGACTATAGTAATGTCATTCTGGACCAGGTAGGAGAAAATGCCTATTCAGCTACGACAAAAGCATACATTACACACATGAACGGTGCAGCCAAATTCCAGCATTTCCTCTATGTGGCAGGATATGACAAGGGAGCGGATTTCTTAAAGGAAATCGATTTGGCGAAAAAGTTTGACAGTTCGTTCGTGCAGCTTGTACATGGTGGGGCAGGTGTGGTATCCGCATTCGATGCGCAGAAAATCCGTTGGTGGGGTGTAATGTATAACTTGTGCGCGATTGTGGGTCGTATCAGTGGAAAACCGCCTTATGTACCGCCCACATTCAAGACTATCGGAGTTGACAGACTGCAACACTCATTGACTGAATCGGAGAAGAAGAAGGCATTGAAATACGGTATTTTAACAACCGTATTGAACGACTACACCGGAAAGTTCAATATCTTGCAGGGTGTGAATACATTGCAGGACAACGCCAATCTGTTCAATGCAAAAGGGCAGTCCTATTCCATTCAGTTTATGCGTATTGTCGCACAAATCAATAAGGAATTGATTGTAAATGCAACGCTTGACTTGCTGGGACAGGAAAACGGTGTTAACGCCAATACACTGACAGCAGGAGCGGTTAAAGACTGGACTGTGGCATACTTGCAGTCAAGAACTGCAACGGACGCACAAGACAATCTGATTTTGTCGTTCAAAGACGTAGTGACAACAAGAAAGGAAGACGCTTATTTCACCACTTACAAAATTGTGGTAAATAACGAAATCACCAAGTTGTTCTTTACAGGTTACTTAATTCGTGGATAAAACAAACCCTAAAAATTAGAAGATTATGGCAGTTTTTACAGCGCCTAAAGCGTATATTAAAATAGATAATCAAGTAGCCGGGTTTGTTCGTAATCTGCAATTTGCAGAAAACATCACCCGTGCGAATGTACAAGGGCTTGGCTCACTCCTTAACCAGGAGGTTCCGGCCGTACAGTATCAATGCACATGGACGGTAGACCAATTCTTTATTGACTTCAAGCAGCCAGTAATGGAAGGTATGATGCACCGTCTTGGTTCCGTCAAGTCTATTGTAGACACCTTGATTTTGGGCGAGCTTGGTTTTGCCATTGCTATTTATAGCAAGACAATTCAGAGCCAGGATTCAACTACAAAGATGGTGACAGCAGTAGACCCTACCGGACAGACTATGTGCATGTTGAATCCGTGTTTTGTAAATAATCAAAATTTTTCATTGCAAGAAGCTGGCATTGCCGGGTATTCCATCAGCGGACTGTACATCAATCCGATATCTACACTTGAATTGTAATTTTGATTTTTATAAATACTTGATATTTAGGGGGTTACACATAGTAACTCCCTTTTATTTTGGTAAATAATATAAACATCAATTTGTTAAAATAACGTAAATAGAAAATTTAATACAAACGTGTGATAATGTACTATTATATTTGCATTCATAAACAACTAAAGATTAATGATATGGAAGCAGATTTTAAGAAAGGAACGAAAGTTTGTAGTAAATGTGGTAAGGAGTTGCCTATAAGTGATTTTCATAAAGAAAGTAGAAGGAAAGATGGTTTATCTTTATATTGTAAAGAATGTGAGAAAGAACGAGGTAAAAAGAAAAGAGAAGCAATAAAGAATGACCCAGTAAGACATCAGAAAATGCTGGACGCTTATAAAAGATACCATGCTTCTGAAAAAGGAAAGGCAAAGCAAAAAGAATGGAACTCAAAACGGGTATATACAGAAGAACAAAGAGAACATAGAAGACAATATGCTAAAGAATATTATAAAGAAAATCATGTTGTAAAAAGACCTCCAAGAGAATTTATAATGATAGAAGGAAAGGAATATTTGAAGTGTCCTAAGTGCGGAGAAATAAAACCAAAAGAAGACTTCTTCAAGGAAAATAAGAATCCACTTGGTTATGCTTATAAATGTAAGAATTGCAAAAGAAAGCAACAAAAAGAATACATGCAGACTGACGCATATAAAGAAAGAATAAGTGCATATAATAAGGTATATAGACAACAAGAAAGTTTTATAGAGTATAGAAAAAATTATGATAGAAATAGGGCTGGATTAGACCCTTATTATAGATTAACTAAATCATTAAGAAACAATGTGTCTAAGGTAGTAAGACGAAATAGTAGAAGAGGTAAAACACTTGATTTAATTGGCTGCTCAATAGATTTTTTTAAACAACATCTCGAAAAGCAGTTTTTGCCTGGTATGACGTGGGATAATTACGGGTCGGAATGGCAGATAGACCACATTATACCATGTTCTGTATTTGACCTTACAAGTAGATGGCATCAATTTGTTTGTTTTAATTGGAGAAACACGCAACCATTATGGATTAAAGATAATCAAATAAAGAGAGATGTTTTGCCGGAAAACTATAAGGAGATAATAGAAGAAATAAGGGTTGCTATAGGATGCAAGAAAGAGATTATCCTATTAAATGATGTTAAATAACCCACATTTTACACATAAGCACTTGCGTATGTCATAACATAATCTTATCTTTGCAATGTGGTTCTGATGAGGGAACCAAGAAAAAGAAAGTCAAACAAATAAAAGATAAAAGATATGAAATCAAATGTAGAAAGAATGACGGAAGATTTGAAAAAGGTTTTGTTTTCAAATGTATATAGCTTTGAGATTGAAACGAAGGATATAGTTTTCGGATTTAATAAGGTATTGAAGAAAAGAACTAAATCAATGGCAAAGGCTATAGCTTTGGAACAAAAACTGAGAAATGATGTCGGACGTTATTTGTCCAGTACAGTAGTTGTTGCTTCTGTAAGAATGTACAAAAATGGAGAGTTAAGAGGTGAATTTAAGGCTAATAATTTTTGATTGTCAAACAAATAAAATTTTGAAGTTATGAACGTTTACAGCAAGTTTTGTCCGAATGTATTTTTAGCAAAGTGCGAAGAAAAGTATGAAAAGGGAGAAGTTATCGAAGTAACAACCAAGTATGGAAAGGAAAACGAATGTATTGTTTTCAATCTGATATATGAAAAGGACGGATTCTATTACTATTCGATAGTACGTGCAGACGGGTTCAATGTCCAGGAATGGGCGAAGCAAAGAGCAGAAAGACGCAGAATGTGGGCGGCTTCGGCAGAGCAAAAGAGTAATGAGTATTACGAGAAATCCAATAAAGATAGAGACTTCCTATCATTGGGAGAACCTATCAAGGTCGGACACCACAGCGAAAGAGGACATAGAAAAATGATTGACGAAGCCTGGAACAATATGGGCAAAAGTGTTGAGTTCAGCGACAAGGCTGTCGAACATGAAAGAGTAGCCAAGTATTGGGACAAGAAAGCGAAGGTAATTAATCTATCCATGCCGGAAAGTATAGACTATTACGAGCACAAGTTAGAGAAAGCCAAAGAATATCACGAAGGCTTGAAGTCCGGCAAATATCCACGTGAACATTCCTATTCTTTGACTTATGCGAAGAAGGCGGTTAATGATATGCAAAAGAATTATGACACAGCAAAAAGATTGTGGGGAGAACAAGAGGATTGAAACAGCCATTGAAAGGATAATAGAATATCTTTTCAACTACACCCCCAATTTAAAAAGAACCCGGTCAAAAATAGAACTCATGGAAAAGTTCTGGGAAAAGACCGGGATTTCCTCTAATAGGGCATTATGGGAATATATGGTGTTTCAAGGGTCAATGATAGAGAACAGCCGATACAAGGAAATGATGTTCGACCCCTATAACTTGATAGGTCCGAAAGCAATAGAGAAGTGGAACAAGAGGGGTAAATACCAGGTATTCAGAGCTAACAAGTATCAGCGAGAAAGAGGATGGATAAGCCCGTTTAAGGAGAAGGAAGAGGGTTTATCTGAAAGATACAGGGAGATGTTGAGGAAAAAGTATTGGAACAAGGAGAAGGGGTTTATACTTTGCAGCCAGTACGGAGGATGGTTATTCGACAAAAATAGATGCAAGGATTGTATATTTTATAAGGCTTGTGAAAAATGACATAATAAAATTTTATGTTGTGAGATAATATTATTATATTTGCACCATGAAAAAGACAGTGAAGGAAGAAGTAAGACCGTGTGTTTCTTGTAAGGAGAATCATTTCATATATGACCGCAACAGATGGTTATGTAAGGAATGCTACGACAATAGAAAGAAATTGAAGTTGAACCGCGCTTCATTGAAGGAAGAGGAAAACAGGCTTAACGAAGTGTTTGTTAAGGTATGGGAGGAGAACCCCCACTATTGTTTCCATTGTGGAAAGTGGCTGGGGCTTGAAATGAAACCTATTTTCTTCTCCCATATATTGAGTAGGGGCGCGCATCCCGGTTTACGTTGTGACCCGGAAAACATAGTTTTGGCATGTATGGAATGCCATCAGATATACGATTTCGGAGACAGAAACAGTCTGAAGAACCAGATACCGGAAGAGAGGATAGAAAAACTTTTGGAGAAAGAGCATGGGAAAAGATATTGATTTACTGATAGGATGCGCAGAAGTGTTTACCGCTATAGGACTGAAAAGGATTTCCAGAATGATAGTGGATTACCTGGAGAACCCTAATAGCGAGAAGGCGGAAATATTTCAGAAAGAGGTTGAGGCATGGAAGGAATACGAGGAACGTTCAAAAGGCAGAATGTTTGTGTTCAGTGACGGGGAACACGCCCTTATGAAGTATTTTATTATATCGTATGAAAAAGACTGGTATTCGGACGGAAACCCGGCTATAGTGATAAACAAGCTGGCAGACGAAAGTGCATCATTCAAGGACAACCCTATAAAGAATTTATGGGTGGTGTATAAGAGCGAAGAGGAAAGGGACAAGGATTTTGAAAGGTTGTTAATGATAAAGTAATGAGGTATGAACTATGGATTATCCTATAAAGGGAGTAAATCACGTATTGCAAAATGGGTTGTTGAGGCTCTTCCTTCTGCCGATGTATGGGTAGAACCTTTTGCCGGGGGATGTGCAGTCACTCATGCAGCTATTTTATCGGGGAAATACAAAAGGTTTATCATAAACGATATAACGGACAGCGCAAAGTTTTTCGCTGACGCGGTAAACGGGAAGTTCAAGGATGAAAACCGATGGATAAGCAGGGAGGACTTTTTCAGACTAAAGAAAGACGATACGTATGTAAGACTATGTTTTTCTTTCGGCAACAATCAGAGAACCTATTGCTACAGTGAACAGGTCGAACCATATAAGAAGGCTTTCCACTATGCAATCTGTTTTGGTGATTTTAGTCTGTTTGAAGATATGGGTATCTCTATTCCGGAAGATGTGTTTAAGGGGTGTGATACATTCAAGGACAGAAGGCATGCAATAAAGGATATTCTGGTGAAGCTTAATTATCCGGATAATTTGCAGAGATTGCAAAACATGGAACGGCTGGAAAGACTTTGGGATTTGCAGAGTTTACAGGGAATGGGTAATATCGAAGTTTTCCAGGGTGATTATAGAGAGCTGGGAATACCGGAAGAAGAGAAGTATGTAATATATTGTGACCCGCCCTATATAAATACAGAAGGGTATTCTACTAAATTCAGCCATGAAGAATTTTATGGCTGGGCGAAACGGCAAAAGAATTGCTATATATCGGAATATTGGATGCCCGAAGATTTTGAAAGGGTTGACTATATAGATAAAACGGTATTATTTTGTGGAAATAACAAAGGCTGTAACAAGCAAGAAGGTCTTTGGATTTGTAAAAATAATTTATTTTAGTTGGTATGGGAAAATTTTTGATAGAAGATGTAAACGCGAAAGGATTGCTTATCTGGATGAACGACAATTTCCGGAAGCAGAACGGGAAACGGTTTACCCGTAACGATGTGCAGGCATATATAATGAGGGGACATTTGCCGGAATACCTGGGAGGAAACGAGATTGTGGTAACCCCTAAAAAGCATTGCACAATCAAGATGTACAATGTATTGGAAAATGACAATAACCCCGTAATGGAGGAAGAAGAAAATGAATGTATTGGTAGCATGTGAGGAAAGTCAGAGAGTTTGTGAAGCTTTCAGAAAGAGAGGTCATAACGCCTTTAGTTGTGATATTGTAGATTGTAGCGGAGGACACCCCGAATGGCATTTCAAACAGGATGTCTTGCAGGTTATCCCTAATTTTGGAGGAAAGCTGCAAAACGGTGAGGAGTATTATTTGCCGGAAGGCGAAGAATGGGATTTGATGGTTGCGCATCCCTCTTGCACCTATCTATGCGTGTCCGGTGCTGCATGGTATTATCACCCGGAAGACAAGGGATTACCGATAGAACAGAGAAGACCGCATCCTAAATATCCGAACAGAGCGAAAGACCGAGAAGAAGCCGTTAATTTCTTCATGGAGTTATACAATTCGGGTGTAAAAAGAATTGCTATAGAGAACCCGGTAGGAATAATGAGTACAAGATTCAGAAAGGCAGACCAAATCATAGAACCTTGGATGTTCGGGGACGAGGCAAGCAAAAAGACTTGCTTATGGCTTAAAAATCTACCTAAACTCACTCCTACAAAGATTGTCGGGAAAGGTGAAGTAGTGGAGGGGAAGAACGGGTTTAGAATGCAGAAATGGTATTGTGACGCCTACGGATTACCAAAAGAGGAAAGACAGAAGATAAGAAGCAAGACGTTTCCAGGTATTGCGGAAGCGATAGCGGAACAGTGGGGTAATTTAGAATGATGTTTAAAATTTAGTAACGTGAAAACAAGTAGTAATTTCGTGATTGTCTATGACTTTGAAACTGGGGGATTGCCAAGTAAGGAAAAACAAGCTTTTTTGGACATTCCTTTGGTCGAAATGGCTATGTCGTGTATAGACATGAAAAAGCTGGAAATAATAGACCGTGTGGAAATGATATTCCCGTATAACTACAAGGAAGGACTTGCAGGATATTCGGAGGAAGCAACGGCAGTACACGGTATAACAAAAGAAGTCCAAGAAGAGAATGCGGTGCCATTGGAAGAGATATACAGCACTTGCAAGAAATGGTTCGCCAAATACAAGAATCCACGCCAGATGTGTACGCTTGTAGGGCACAATATCGTAGGATTCGATAACCCGTTTCTGAAAAACTTCTTCGCCTACATGAACGACGATATAGACAATTACGTAAAATACTACATAGACACGATGCAGTTTGCACACATGGCGGCTTTGGAACAGATGGACTATAAGCTGGGCACGTGTTGCCAGGCTGCCGGGATTGACCTTGTGGAAGCGCACAGGGCGCAGCACGATGTGGATGCGAACGCGATGTTGTTCATTTCCTACGTGAAGAAGTTAAGGGGTGAAGGCGTGGAAACGGTGGAGAAGAAAGAAAGGAGATATAGAGAGGACTTCCAGTTATGTTGACGGGTGACGGAAAAGGAATACTTACAAATAATCAGCTTACATATCTGTACAATGCGGTAGACAATATCATAGAGAGACTGCCGGAAAGGGCGCTTAACCAGTTGTTGGAAGGATATGGAAACGACGTTGATACCATGCTTATGGAAATGGTGCATCAGTCGGAAAAGGCGCTGTATCTGGGTCGGACGCTGGATTCAGAAAGTTTATCCTATGTGGATAACGTGAAAGCCTCTATGGACAATACGCTTAAAATATTGTCCCTCAATTATTTCATAACAACCATGTTGCCTAAATTCCGGTTAGGGTGGCGTAATATAGAGTGGGGAAATCTCACTCAATTATACCCGTGGAGTTGTTATTTATGCGCCCGGGCGAGTGGCAAGTGCATGAGTGCTGATACATTGGTTGTAATGTATGATGGGGCTTTGAAGAAGATTCAAGATATAGAAGTTGGTGATAAAGTGATGGGTGTTGATTCAACACCGCGTACAGTGCTGCAATTACATAAAGGTGTTGCACCTATGTATAAAGTGAGACAGTCCAAAGGAATGACTTATGAAGTGAATGAAGGACACTTGCTTTGCTGTTATTATAACGGTTATTTCATTGATGTAGAAGTAGATGCTGTATGTAGACAACAGAAAGATATAAGAAAGTTGTTTCTGGGATATAAAGTCAAGAATATAGGGAAAGGAACACCAGAATTTGATTATTCTTCATTGAAGATTGAACCTATTGGAGAGGGGGAATATTATGGTTTTGCGTGCGATGGAGACCATAAGTTTTTATTGGAGGATGGGACGGTTGTACATAACAGTTATCAATGGTCTTATGCCTTTATTCTGTGGCGTTTATGGTCCTACACAAGACCGACTGCATATAGACAAGACACGGTAGACAATGCCAACCGGAAAGAAACATGCTATATTACCAATACTTTTACACTGGCAAAGGTGCAGATAGCGAAAGTGACGGAAGAGATAGAGGCGAACGACTTAATAAAGGAAAAACTGAACCCTTATAACAAGGCTTCAATCGGAGAAACAGCCATAAAGACGGAAACGGGGAGTACGCTGCATGTACGCGGTAAGGATTCAATGATTCGCGGTCTGCATGTGGGGGCTTGCTTGTGTGACGATATGCCGGATGAAAGTTCCCTATATTCGGACGAACAAAGAGAGAAATTGAAAGAACTTCTGAAAGGTACTATAGAACCGATTGTAGAGCCATACGGTTACTTTCTTGTAACTGGTACGCCTTATTCTTCTGCACCGAATGAATTGTACCAGATATTGAAGGCAGACAAGCGTTTCTATTGTTTTGAATATCCGATATTGTTTCCGGATGGCAGACCGTTGGCACCAGACAGATACACGTTTGAACAGATATTGGCGAAAAAGGAAGAACTTGGAACGATTGTGTTCAACCGTGAATACTTGGTGGTTCCTATCAGTGACACGTCAACGATATTTCCGTATGAATATCTGATGCGTAGCGTTATAGGAATGGAAACGATACGTTTTGCGTCAAGTATAGACGATTTTCCTTTCAAGCTTACAAGGGTACATATAGGTGTGGACTTTGCGGTTTCCGGTAATATTGGAGCGGACTATACAGTGTATTCGGTATGGGGCAAAGATGCGATGGATAACTACTATTTGTTGTACTATTACCGGAAGCGCGGTATGTCGCATAACGAACAGGTGGATAAGATTGTACAGCTTGACCGACTTTTCCACCCCAATAAGATACGGTGTGAGGCAAACGGTTTCCAGTCCATATTGTCCGGACTGGCAAAGGAAAGAGGGCTTAAGAATATAGAACCATTTACGACAACGGAAGGAAACAAGAAAGATTTGTATACTGGACTACCTTCTTTGTCCGCAATGTTTGAAAGAGGACAGATAAAATGCCCCTATGCGATAGGAGAAACGAGGCAGGCGGTTGACTTGATGTTCGGTGAATTTTCTTCTATTACATTTAGAAGTGATAACGGGAAATTGGAGGCGGCAAGTGGTCACGATGACGTGGTAATGTCGTCGTTCATTTCCTTAAATAGCTTACGCGAAGACGATAAAGAAGTACAAGTAAGTGTAGAATTAATATAATGTTAATTATATGTTAAAAGCACATAAGCACTTGCGTATGTCATAACATAATCTTATCTTTGTAATGTGAGAAAGAGATAAACGAAGTCAAACAAATAAAAAGATAAGAAAATGGAAAACGATGTTAAGGTTCTCAAAGAGTTATACAAGTTCATTTGTGTTAGTGAAGGTATCAAGGCAATTGCATTGAAGTTCTGTAAAGTTGGAAGGGGCGGTGCTTGTTGTTCTTATGTGGCTAACAAACCGAAATCAATTTCTATTGACTTGAATAGAATCAATGTCGGTTCTGCCTATGCTTTGTGCCATGAAGTAGCGCATCAGATTTGCATTGCAAATGAAGGTAATGCAACGCATAACGCAAAGTTCAAAAAGATGGAAAAGGAATTGGTTAAGAAGTATGCCAATTGCACTATTGCAAGAAATTTAATTTGGTAATGAAGGGAGGACAAGGCTATGATTACTGATAGAAAGAAAGTCCCGGCATGTTTGAGATACAATGTCAACAATAATTCCGGTTCAATCAACAAGGAATTTGGTAAAGACCAGCAAGCAGCATATGATTTTGCAAGCCAAATGAATGAAACAGCAATAATTAGAGGATATATGTTCGTGAAACATAAAGGTGAATGGGTAAGAAATACGATTTTTATAGACCATGTTTTTAAATAAAGAAGGAGGGTAATGTTATGAAAAAGGATTTGGTAAAGACCGCTTTAGGATATAGATGTTTTCTATCTATTGAGGAAATTGAAGTGACAGACCTTAAAGACAAAAAGGAATGTAAGGTGTTCGAGGAATTTAACGATTTTACAACTATTAAGAAAATAGCATTGAAGTACACCGACAACAAGCTGTTCCACGAGATAACAAACCGATTGATTGAACTTGATAAGGTGGATTTGACAGAAGAAGAACATGCAGAAAGACAAGCGTTAATTACATTGTCTCAATATTTTAGGGTGAAGTTTTGATTTAACCGATTAATAGCGTATATTTGTAACGAATAATATTTTGTGATTATGGAGGATAAGATAATTAAGATTAAGGGACATGAATATAAAATGTCCTTCCCTACAGTAGGACAATATTACGAGATTGAAACGCAGAAGCAGTTTTTAGGTCGCGGATATTACAACACCTTGTTGGGAAACAGAACGCAGGCTGCGGCTGACGCTTTGGATATGATAGATATTGAAGCGACGCTTACAGTAATGTTGCCCGACTTGCTGGCAGATATGAAGGTGACTTCTTTCAAGCAGCTTGGTATCAAGGACTATGTAGAGGTAAGGGATATTTATAACAAGGAGGTTTTGCCCTTTATAAAAGAAGTTGAAAAAATGATGAACCCCAACCGATAAAAAGGATTCAAGCGAGAATCACTATAGTTTGAATGTTTAGTTATTCAGAGGAGTGTGGGGGTATAGTCTGTTATGGGTTATACCCCCACTTTTGATTGATTTTGTATGATGGAGCGAGATAAAAAGGAAGATTTCAGAACGTTTGTAGTCAGATGGAATAACAAGTTTCCGCTTGACAGATGGTATAGAAAGAAACATAATATTGCTTTCATGTCCGAGGAACACAAGAAATGTTCTTTTTTTCAACAACTTTTCGAGTTTGAAGAAGACCGGATGTTCAAGCAGGCTTTGGAGGACGAGGAAAAGAAAGTTGAATACGTTCCGAATATCGGTGAATGGCTGAAAGATTCCTATGATGAAATGGTGGACCAGGAAACCGATACCAAGGAGATAACGCAAAGTCAGATTGAAGCCTTCCGCGAAGAAATGGCGCGGATGGCCGAATACGAGGAAAGCCAAAAGGATAAGGAATAATGGCAGAGGATAAGAGGATTAGGATAGCGGCCGACACCACACCGCTAAGACAGTTGAGAGAAGAAGCGGTTTCTTTGTACCGCGAGATAAACCAGACTTCCATGCAGAGCGCACAGGAAGCCGAGAAAAGCATTTCACAGCTACGGGAACAACTTGCATTGATGGAGGACCGTAACGAGTTGGAAAGGCTGTTGCTTGACCTTAAAAGACAGTCTGCTGCCATTGATGCAACCACAATGCAAAAACCGTCTCCTATGCCGGAAAGACCGATAAGGAGACAGCCGCCTACAGAAGAACTTCCAAGACCGGAACAACCTACCATAGACCCCGAAACAGGGTCTATTACATGGGACGTATCGCCAAGAAGAAAAGAGGAAACCGTACAGCCGGAACCAAGACGGAAAGGGCAAAGACCGGAAATGGAAACGGATGTAGAAGAACCTTTGCCTATAGAAGAACCGGAAGAAAGACCAGCGCCCAGAAGAAGGAGAAGAAAAGTCCAGGAACCCATACCGGACGTGGAACCTATCATAGATGAGGAAACTGGTTCTATGACATGGGACTTGACACGGAAACCGCAAAGGGAAAGAGTTATCCCTATAGAAAGAGGTGTAGAAAGAGAAGAACCGACAACAAAGGAAACGCAGAAGGAAATATTAAGGGAAATAAACAGACACGTCGAGAATATAGACGAATCCGTTACGAACGTTGACAATTCTAAGAATTTCCAGGATAACAGCGAAAACAGAACGGACAACTCGCGGCATACGGAGAATATAACCGAAAATGTTGTCAATATTGAAAAGAATACCCAGACAATAACGGAGAATACAACCGCTATAAAGGAAAAGGGTAATCTGAATGCTGTTTCCGAACAGTCAAACAGACCTCTGTTAAGGGAAGACGACAGAATACAGAGAAGACCGGAAATCACGGATAACAGACAAACGGAAATCAAGTTTTCCGACGAGGGGATAATACGTGCTATTACAAGACTGGGAGTGGTAACGGATAATATAGGACGTGATGTCATTTCCGCTTTAAGAGGACTTGAAAAAGGAACGGGTGAGGAAAACCAAAGAACCAGTATTACCCGTTACCTGGAAACTATTGCAAATTCCGTATCTGTTATAGAAGACAGTGCAGAAAACATATTAGAAGAAATACAGAAAGCCGTTTCTGGTTCGGGTTTCGGAGGTGGAACGGGGACACCTGGCGGCATTGTACCACCTACCGGAAGTACAGGCGGAATAGGAGGAGGACTAAATATATTCGGAGGAGGATTAAAAGGAATATTGGGCGGTTTGGGGGCTTTGACGGCATTCAATACCGCCAAGAACGTATTGTCAGAAAGATATTTCCGGCAGCAGGAATTTGAAGCGCGTTCCCAATACCAAGGAACCGTGGAAACGGCCGCAAATTATACACGGTTACAAGCCGCTAACCAGGCAGACGCTTTTAGGTGGATTCCTCTAATTGGTGACACGATAGCAAAAAGCATAGAGTTGCCAGCACAGCTTGCAGCAGAAAAGATGATGGCAACTTTCGGGAAATACGCGGAAGGCGAAAGACGTGTTATCCCGTATGCACAGGTTATGGGTGTATCAGCCGGGGAAGCGTTCAGACAAGCCGGAAGGGAAGGAAGTTATGCAGCCGAATCACTTGGTATGGATTACGCTTCATACCTTGGAAGACGTGCCGAATTGATACGTGCAGGAGGAGGACGTTTTGTTGGTGGCAATGAATACGACCCGTATGCAGTAAGGGAAACGCAGTCTGTAATGGCGGCAGAAAGATTGTTCGGTCTGTCTCCTAATGCAGTCAACCGCTTGCAGGGCGCAATGAGGTTTGGAGACCAGGATTCCGGTACAGGGGCTTCTGCGATTATCAGAGAGTTCGAGCAGGCAATGAAAAATTTAGGCATTCCGTTCGAGCAGATAGCCTCTACAATGGAGGAAAGTTTAGATACTTTCATTACACAGTCGGACCAGATTCTTTCCAAACGTGGTGAGTTTGACGCAAAGGAGCTTGCAGCGATGTTCAGTGGAATACGCCAGGCAACCGGATTACAAGGAAGACAGCTTGAAAGGGTACAACAGGCATTTACCGGACAGGGGATGTCAAAAGATGAGGTGACAAATGCAATGCTTGTGCGGTCTATCCAGGAAGTAATGCCAGACAAGACTTCCTATTCGGAAATCCAGGAAGAACTGGAAAAGATACGTGCAGGAGCGGCAGACCCCGAAGTTATGGAAAATTTCTTGAATAGGGTTGTAGAACGTAGTGGGGGAGGTTCTGAACAGTTACGTTTGGCAATGTCCGAAATATTTCCTAATTTGTCCTGGAATGACATTAATTCTACGATACAAAAGGATAGTGACCCGTCTAAGCTTGTAAGCAATTTGTTTGACTTGTATAGGCAGGCAAGTCAAAGGATTAAGGAAACGCCCGCAGAAGCTTATGACAGGGGCGCAGCACGGAGGACTGTAGGTGCCGGGGAAACCATTTTGGCAGGTGATATGAATCGCCAGATGTCGGAAGGAGCCAATATTTTAGGGGAGATTAGAGATTTGGTGAGAGAAATAAACGACAGAGGTAAAAAGGTTGCTGATATGGAGTTGGAGGTTCCGAAAGAGAAGATAATTCAGCAATCTGCTACAGGAGGAAGCGGTTTAGTCAATATGAGTACAGTAAGCGGAGGAGCGGATGCCGGACGAGCTATTTCTCAATGGTTTAAACGTGCTTTAGACGAGTGGGCAAGGGAAAGAGTTGGTGGAGTGTCGGAAGCAAATAAAGTGATACAGCAAGAACGATGAAAGTAAATATATTTAACATACAGAGTTATAAGTACAACGTAGAACCCCAAACGTTTATAGACGATTGGCAAAAAGGATTGGGACCAGATACACCGGAAGCAAAGAAACTGTCGGTTCCGGAATTTATGGACGTGGTAAACGAGATTTCCAAAATTTCAAACCTGGATGCTATCTGGGCTACATACGACGATTGGGAGAAAGAGAAGTACAAGAACGAGTATTCAAACAAGAATTTGCCGTATATCAAGCCGAATACTCCTCTTTCCTTCCCTATAAAGGATTCTCCTTTGCTTATACAAAAAGCGTCAAAGAGTGACATGTTCATGAAGCAACGCGATTTTTCGGCTTATTGGTCTGAAAATTTGACAAAGCTTCTACAGGATAAGGAAGGATATGTAGCGGACAATGTGGTTGCACTGGATGAAGAAATGTCAGTAAGGACAAAAGTACAGCCTATAAACATTAAGGTGTGGGTATACTGCAAGGCTATAAACAAGGTTGTGGATGTAAGTCAGTTTGTCAATACATGTTCTACCGACAAGGGGTTCAAGAATGGCACGTTTTCGATTAACATAACACCCTTTAAGGACGTTAATATGTCGAATGTGTATGGTGCAGGGTATTATGATATATTCCCGGTTGTAACACCGAAAGGATACGACTATAAATCCTATCTTGAAAAGGTAGTACAGATAAACGATATAGTGTTTATCCGGTTTGAGCGGTTGAGACTGGAAGGAAGTTCGGACAGTGAAAATGCCAATGATTTGTTTGTACCGTTGAACAAGCTTGCCAATAACGGTCCGGACTATAATGTTTGGGATATGATAGGTTTTGTGGACAGTGTAATGGAAACCTATTCTTCGGAAGACAATTCAAAGAGTACCGTCATAAGCGGACGCGATATTGCAAAAATGTTTGTGGAGGACGGAAGTTATTTCATACCTTTGGAAAATGTCAATGATACTGTACAGAACTGGTTATTAAGAAAAACAGGTGGTGTATGGAATGGACGTAATGTGTTCGGTGGTGAGTATCAATTTGTATGGAATTTGGGGTACAAAACGATAAATGAATGTATTTGGTTTATTATTAATATAATGTCTTCTATCGGATTGTGTAGTGATGAAGTTTTTTCTTCATGGGGTGACAAGCGGATAACGGCATACAGTATTCCGGGGCAGCAGGATTTGAAGGTAAGGGGGATATGGCAGATTGTCAAGCTACAGGTGTCCGGGGATATAATGGAAAGGATTGTGACAGATAAGGGGCTGGGGAACCCGAATGGAACACTGATGCAGTACATGGAGCGTATTTGTCAATATCCTTTGACAGAATTTTTCTTTGACACCTATATAAACACGATTGATGTCATTGTAAGACAGCCACCGTTTACGGAGAAGGCGATAAAAGATGCCTTCAAGTCGGAAAACTATATTACGATAACACCGGATAATGTAATATCGTATAATCTGAGTTACGACCCACGTGTTTATACTTGGTTCCAGTTACACGCACAGAATGCACAGGTAGGTGGACGTGATAAGCCGGGATTGGCTTTCGTTCCTATTGTGTACCTGGAAGAATATGTGGAACGATGGGGTAACAGGAAAATGGATTTCGTGGATATGTACTGTATTCGCATGATACAGAACGGGGCAGAAAATCAGAAGATATTTTCTACTTACCAGGCAACAATGCTGAATGACTTGATTTATCTTGTCGAAAGCAACATGTATATACCTTTTACACGTTGCGGAACGATAGAAATAAATGGGGACAGGCGTATAAAGGTAGGAACTTTCGTACTGAACCAGAGCACGAACGAGTTTTTCTATGTGACGAATGTAACCAATACAATATCATTCAACCGAGACGGGGTAGACAGACGTACTGTTTTGCAGGTGGAAAGAGGATTTTATGTACCTATACTTAAAGGAAATCTGATGGAAGCGGTAAAAAGAAATGACAACTCCGTTTCCGAGAAATCAGCGTCCGGATTTACACCCGATTATTTTAAGCTGGTGGACTTAAGCGGTTTGAGGCAGAAGGCAAAGGAAGCGGAAAGCGGACAGATAACGTCTTATGATAATCCGACAGTTGACAAACAACAGTTTGACTATTTTTTGAACAGGAAATACTTTGGAGGAATGGAATAATGGCAGGGGGAACACCAAGAATAAGCAGCAATAATTTACCGCCTATAATGAAGGGGTATATAATGATACCCACGGACGTAGGCAGGGAAGCGTATATAGATACAGTATTCAGAACGAATATTGTTGCCGTGATGATGGAAGGCGGTATATTCCGCAATGACGCACGCATTACCAACGAGGCTATCAATAACATATGGTTTCCCGAAAAACCTGGCGAGAAGGGATGCCAGGTAATGATAGCGAGCAGTGATTTTTTGAATCAGCCTACTGTTATAGGGACCTTTATAGGGAATGATGAAGTTCCGGCATGGAGCGAGGATGTTATACGGATGAAAAAGCAAGTGGAAGGGGTAACTATGTCTATGACGATAGACCCACGCAACCAGGAATGGAACATGAACCTTACCTCTATAGAGAAGCCCGTAAATTTTAACGTTACATTAGGAGGTAACGAAAAACATAAGATAAGATTGCAGAGTTCGGGGGAAGCCGAGATGGTGGCTTCCAAGAAGGTGAAGGTAACCGGATATAACGAAGTTATTGCGGAAGTTGTTAATGTGGTCGAGGACGTGAAGGAAAAGGATAAGGAGATAAGGCGTTTCGCTATGAACATGGAAGAGGCTAATTTTACGTGGAAGACCCAGGACAAGACAACCGTAATAAAGGCCGACCCCAACACTGTAGACGTTAATTTCCACGACGGGAAAAGCCATATAACAATGGATGAAAGCGGTGTAGTGCTGGGCTATGACAATGATGCGGAAATGATTCAGTTAACGCAGAACCTAATAAAGCTTATGACCGGACAGAAAGTCAATATAAACAATGCGAAGGAACCTCTAACACTGGCGAACACTTTGATACAGCTATTGAATAATGTGGAGAACCAGATAATGACACTAAAGAACGCATGGCAAACAGCGCTTGCAGGTTCGGGGGCGATGGATGGAGGTAAAGCCGGATTCGGTGCCGGGGTCGGTGCGGTAGCGGCAGTAAACCCGTTACAGTTTGATGGAATAAAAAGCACGGTAACTTTTTCGGATTGATAATAATTTTGTATTTTTGAAAACGATAAGAAAAGATTATGGCAAACGTCGCACAATCAGCAATACAGAAAGCAGGGTCTTTGATAGAGACAGCCGGAAGAGCTATACTTGCATCTCAATTTCCTAATGATTTTGAGGTGTATCTTTGTACGCTTGAATTGGCGGATTCAAAGAACAATACGATAGATTTTTTCACGTTCCCGATTAACCCGAATGCGATAAGCAAGACGGAAGCAAAAAGGGAAAACATAAGGAATACGGCAGGGGGTGTTACGGTGTTGTCTTCTCCTACTTTTGTACCGCAGGACATAACGATAAGAGGAGATTTCGGACGTACTTTCAAGTTGTTGTTGTCGCTTGGCGGTGGTGCGTCAAGTTTGGCAGGAGCGGCCTATAGTCTGTCAGCCGGGAAATGGAGTTTAAGCGATGTTTCGGGGAAAAATACGAACTCCTTAAAGTCGGCTTCGTTCGACCCCTCTGTTAAGAACGGATATGGATGTACGAAGATATTGCAGGCTATCATATCAAAAAGCAATGGCGTGGATAAGGACGGTCTGCCATTTCGTCTTTACTTCTACAATATGGCTTTGGGTGAGAGTTATTTGGTTGTGGTGCCCCCTACTGGGCTGGTATTGAATCAAAGTTTACAGCGTAACATGATATGGGAGTATTCGCTTACAATGACAGCGATAGCGCCTTTGGAGGCTGTAGCAGGCGAACAGAAGGCGAAAACAGCACTCACTAAAATTTGTACGGCCGCAGCAATACAGAAAGGTGTGAACGATTTGGCGGCTTCTTTAGCAACGTTGTTATAAAAGGAGGATAAAGGATGGATGCAGTAATGGAAACGGCATACGCCAAATTCAAGAATATTACAGGGTACGACATAAAGAAGTTCTTCCAGGATTATGTTGATTTTTGTAATAATCATTACCCCTATATAGTGGACTATTACCAGGGAGGCGAGATAAACGCACAGTCATTCTACGAACTTGACAAGATGATTGTACAAATCAATATCGTAGAACCCATGTTTCAACTTCATGAAAACAAGTTGGACGATATTTCTATGTGGGAAATACTGGATAACTTTTCGGAAGTGGAAACAAAGATATTGACAATAAAAAATTCTGACAGATGGTTAAGAAGTGCAACGCTTGGAAGACAGAACACTCTACAGCTTGACAAGCAGTTAAGGACAGGAGAGACGTTCGAGAATGTAGCGGAAGAAATCGCAATGACGGACCCGGAAGACGACTGGACTTCTATAACTACACCACAATACATTATAGAAGAGGATTATAAGGCAGGTCAAGGAAGTAATACTTTTGCTGTAAATCTTCGCAATATCGGTGTAAACTATGTGGATAATGTGGTAGATACACTGGTAGGCGAGAACGTGTTGGGTAAAGACATAGATACGGAGTTTGAGTTTAAGAATGATGATTTGAAGGTGAAGAAATTCGGTACATCTATGGAGCAGGCATTAAAAATCATATTGGAGGCTTTGAAAGGCTGTATTCCGGAATTCAAGGACTACGGACTTCCATCTGATTTTGTAGGTCAGACAACAAATGCAATACAATACCCGGTAATATTTAAGGCCCTTATGAACATGTTCCAAAGAGATAACCGATGGGCGAGTGCAGAGCTTCTTGATTTGGTAAAAAAAGAAGACGCGGTGTTTATGAAGGTGAAGGCTACAACCGTGACGAGAGAAGATTTTGTTATTAATGTTCCTATTTAAATATATTTACA